GCAAGTTTTTTATTTTTATTTTGGTCTCGGATGTAGGATTCGAACCTACGACCCTCTGCTCCCAAAGCAGATGCGCTGCCAGACTGCGCTAATCCGAGTAATTGGCATAGGTGGAGAGACTCGAACCTGTAACCAAAACGTTATGAGCGTTCTGCTCTAACCATTGAGCTAGAGGAGTGTTATTATAGTGGTGAGCCGGTCGGGGTTCGAACCCGAGACCTACTGATTAAAAGTCAGTTGCTCTACCAACTGAGCTACCGGCCCGCTTTATATTTGGCAAAGGTGAGGAGAATCGAACTCCTGCTTCTGGTTTTGGAGACCAGCGTGATACCATTTCACTACACCCTCATTTTTTAAAAACACACTAACTTCAATCCTTTCGGGATCTATGTTCTGCAAAACTTCCCATTGCAGTGGGACATAGTGTGCTTATAAAAAAAGCCCCTAATGAATTAACACTAGGGGCTTGCTTAAAATAACTTTTATTAAAAAGTCACGTCAAAACATTCCCCAATCTCTTGGCGGCCATCCTAATATATATGATGTAGTATTTGACATGTTAAAATCTTTCTAATTGCTTCTGTACTTAATATAAAGTGATAGGGAGGATTACAGTCTACCTCCAACAACCTAGTAAGTATTTCATACATTCAGTTGCGCCTAGTATCAAACAGTTACGTTTGAATCTACGTATCTTCATGTCTCCATGCTCATACGCTGCCACTACAGCTACTAGCCAAGTTATCGTCCTTACGAAACGACATTTCCTTGCACTATCTAATCTAAACCGTCGTTTAGCTTATGTACTTAATATAGTACATCTTGACACTAATGTCAAGCCTTTTTTTAAAAAAAAGTAAAAAAAAACAGGATCCGAAGATCCTGTTTTATGTTTATGTATTCTAGTAAGTTCTTACTGGAATGATAGTGCTGTCGCATCAACGCCAATTTTAGCTAGGTAGTCTGCCGCATTACCAAGTGATGAAGCTTGGTTGTTTAGCTCTACATAACCGTAACGTGTCATGAATGACACTGTTGGTTCGAACGTTGCTGGATCTAGTACTGTGCCTGAAGACATTAGCGGGATGTATGGGCAATAGAACGCAGCTGCATCCATTTCGCCGTCACCTTTATAGCCAACTAGTACTGGAGCATCGTCTGCTGCATACTGGTCTACAAATACACGTACTGTATTGTTTAGTGTACCAACAAATTTCGTGTTAGTTGGAGCCTCGAAAGGACCTTCTGTTGTACGAGCAAATGCTGATGTTGTTGCTGACTGTAGAACAGTTAGCATTGTTGGTGATACTACTACGTAGTTACCTGCGCCACGACGTGTGCGTGTTGCAATTAGGTTAGCCGCTCTGTTGATTAGAACTGCTAGTGCTGCGTGTTGGTCACCAACGAAAGTTGCTTGACCTGATACGTTGCCTTGGTCGTATGTATCTGTTACTGCGCCTGCTAGAGTGCGTAGTGATGTTAGAACTTCTTGGTCGATTTCAGCAGTAATTTCTTGTGCAAGTGCTTGCATGATTTCTGCTTCAACGTCTAGACCGTGCATTGAGTTAGCGTCTTGCGCCGCTTCGAATGTCCAACGTGCTGATAGTTTACGTGTTTTCGCTTCAACTGTTTGCTTCAATACTTGAATTGAAAGCTTACGGCCTGCTTCTGCTTCTAGAGAAGAAGTAGCTGCTGGACCACCAGTTGCTGCGTCACCTGAGTAACCTTTTGCAATTGCAAATGGGCTTAGTGCTTCATCACCAGCTGTTGCGCCAGCTGCTGTTTCTGAGTAACGTACACGTAGTGTATGGATTTGGCCTACTGGGCCAGTCATAGGCTGAACGCCTACTAGTTCGTTAGCAATAACCGTTGGCATAACACGACGGATTACCGGTAGGATTACTTTATTCATTGTGGCAATATTGCCAGCCATTGATGTGCCTGCTGCAGCGGTTTCTGAAAGATAGCTCTTAGTGTTTTCTAGAACTGACTCCATTACAACCTTTTTGTTGCCTGCTAGACCATCTGTTAGAGCGTCTTTAGTTACACCCCAGTTTTCAAATAGATTCTGTGACATTTGGTATTCTCCTTATTATTTGATACCAGCTAATTTTTTTAGGTTAATAATCTTGGCTTCGCTTTCAGTCTCCTGTGTGCTCACCTTGTTACCTGTGATCTCAGTCTTCTGAGATTCATTTAATGTTTGTGAATTTTGTGTTTTTACTGTTTCGTTTAACACTGTTGGCAAATACTTGTTATATGCTGCTTGTAACTTTACAGTTGCAACACTTTCAAGTAGGTTTGTCATCAATTCACGTTTGTCTTTTGCAAGAGGACTTAAAAGTTCATCAATTTTTGCTTTGCGTTGACTTGCGTCTGCAATGCGTGATGCCTTTTTAGCTGCTGATTCAATCAGCGCCTCTTTTTCAGCAACTACTTTCGTTGATTCTGCTAATGCAGTTTTCATCGTTAGTAATTCCTGTGATAGCTTAGAAACTTGTGTGCCTTCTGCTAAGTGTGAACTCATAAATTCAGCTGCAAATGTTTCAAAGATCTTACGACCAAACATATTTTCTTTTGCAAGTTGAATGTCTTCTTTAAGAGTGTGTAGTTCACCAGTTAGTGTTGATTCAACAATACTTGCTAGTTTGCCACTTGCTCTGTCAATAAATTCACGTTTAGTTTCAGCAATCATTTCTTTACCTTCTTTCACTAGACGAACTTTCTCTGCAATTAGTTCTTGTTTGTCTTGGTGGAATTCGTTAAGTTCTGAAGTTAGTTGTTCCATTACGAAATCTTCTAGCTTCCCGAAGTTTTGTTCTTGAAGTTGACGATCATCACGTAATTCTTTAATTTCCTTTTTCAAGGTTTCCATTACGAACTGATCTAGAATAGCTGCATGTTCTTTTAGCTTACTGTTGTATTCAACTTTTGCTTCTACTGCTGCTTTCTTATCTTCAGCAAACTCTACAAGTTCTGCTTTGATTGTATCATTAAGCATTGCGTCTAGTGCTTCCACCATCTGCGTCTTATCTGATTCATATCTATTAGCGAACTCTTCACGTAGTGTTGCTGTAATTTCCTCACGTGCCTCCACAAGCTTAGTTTCCCATGCTTCTGAAAGTGTTGTGCGAACTTCTTCACTTAAAACTTCTGAACTTAGGAGTTGGTCGATTGCATGCGCCATGTTAACTTCTCCTAATATCTAAGTTATTAATAAATTTAAGCACTTCTTCCTGAAGATACTTTTGTGCGGCGTTATCTTGATTTGAAGCATGTGCAACGTCCAAAAGGATGTTACCACGCTTACCATTCATAATAGCTTCATATAACGGATCAGGATAAGCATCAGGTGCTGAAGGATTCGCAACGATATCTACCGTTTGAATCTCAAAATCTGATACATTTCCACTTTCCGCAACATTGCCGCTACCACGACTAGATACGCCTAGTTTTACACCATTCTCCAGTAGGGTTTTACATATATTTCCCATTGGAGTTGGTAAAATCTTTAAGCGACCAAAACCATCCTGACCGTTCATCCACATTTTTTCAATTACGTGTGAAACACGGTCTAGATTAACTTGTAAGTCATCTGGATGGTCAGCTTCGCCTAATACTGTGAACCCGTCATCAATCTTGCCTTGGATGTTCTTAACAGCCTTAGCAATCTCTGTTACAGGGTAAACTCTTTGATTCTGGTTTCGTTTATCACCTTGAACAAAAATACCTTCCATATACAAGCTTTTACCGCCCTTACCGTCATCGACAGCTTCAGTTACGATACTTGCTTGATCAAAAGAAAGTTGTTCTTTAAGTGTTAACATTACTCACCCGAACCTTTTTTCTCTGCGCCATGGCCACGTGTCTCAGGTGATAGTTTTGCACCATCGCCTGGGTGTGTAACGCCCATGTCTTTAGCTGCTGGCGCTTTGCCACCTGCTTCTTTTTTTGTGTCAGTTGATACTGGTTTCGCCATGTCGTTGCCTGCATCTTTAACTGGTGACGCTTTACCGTCGTCGCCTGCTGGCATGTCGATTGGGTGGATTGCACCGTCTTTGCCAATTTTTGTTAAGTCTGCTGCTTCTTCAAGCTCTTCAGTTTCTTCTTCGTCAGCTTCTTCAGCTTCAAAAGCGAATTCTTCTTCAACTTCATCATCGTCTGCTTCCATGTCCATTGCTGGCATTTCTGCTTCTTCTGAATCGTCTGACATGTCATCGCCAATGATTTCTGCAAATGTAGCTTTTAGATCAGCTAAAGCATCTTCAACATTCACGATAGCATCTTCAACATCATTGTCGCCTGCTTCGTCGTGATCCATTGATAATTCTTCTTCTGAATCCATATCCATTGCATCTTCATCTTCTTCGTCGTCTGACTCGCCGAAAGCTTCTTCAGCTTCGATTTCGTCTTCTGATGTTTCGATGTCATCTAAAAAGTCATCAGCTTCTTCTGAGCCAATTGCTTCTTCTAATTCTTCTTCTGAAACCTCATCTTCTGCGATTTCATCTTGCTCCACTAGATCTGACCAGATCTCGCGGGCTCTTTCTACGAAAGCTTCGTGTAGTAGTTCTGAAGCATTAGCTTCATCGCCGTTTACTAGGCTCTCAATAATCTTTGTATAACGATGTTGAGCACTCATGATTAAAATCTCCTTCTATCCGATAGGTTATAACATATGTATTTAAGACGCATTGGTAAAGACCATAGTAAAATGCATTTAAAACTGCACTTTCTACACTATCTTTTGAAAAACTTCATAAAACTGTTTGTTTACTCAGCTTCGCCTTGGCTATACATTGCTTTATTACTTATCACTTCTTCATCATGTTCTTTTTTGCGCATTTCTTGCATATTGCGCATTTTATTAATATGTTTAAGTTTTAGCTTTGGTCTACGTGTATCATCGATATCCCATTTGCCATAATCGTCATCTTCTGCTTTTTGCAAACTGACTTCATTAAATCTCATCGTCGCTGCCCCCCTCTGCACCGCTAATTGGGCTATCAGGGTTTTCAACATCTAAATCGTCTACTCCGCCATCTGCGCCATCGTCGTCTAAATCAGTTGGTTCGAAACTTTCAATATCGCCGCCTCTAACACCCAATGATCCCAAGTCTCCTTGGTTATTTAAATCTGGTGAACTGTCTGAAGAATTTTCTTTCTTCCACAGGGCTTCGTTTTCTTTGATTTCGTCTTGACTTAAACCTAAATATTTCTGTAAGATAAATTGTTTACTTAGATATTGTACACCGTCCAAGTTGCCAAATAACTGCGCTCTTGAACTATCAATTTCAATTTCTCTATACTGACTAAAGCTTTGTGGTTCTACAAAGTCTAGATCAAATAAGTTTCCTGGAATATTGATACCTTTGTGTTTCATGAATAGTTTAAATTCATAATCTAATGTTGGTTGTAAGATTAACTGTAACCGCTCACAATACTTACTAAATCTAAATTCTTGAATTAAGGCAGTGCCTACTCTACCGTCTTGATAAGTTGCTGTGCCATCGTCAGGTCCTGTTGGCAAGTAACTTGAAGGAATACGTAAGCCACGCATTAACTTATTGTTAAAGTATTTTAAGTCGTCAATCTCACCTAAGTTGTCGCCGCCTGGCAATACTTCGACTTTTGATCCACGTCCTTCAGCAGTTTGTGCAAAGAAGTAATCTTCCATGATTGATAAAGGATTGTAACTTGCATCCATTACGCTTGCGCCGCCGCCATTTTTTGTAGGTATGCGAGTTTGGTGTACTTCGTTTTTAACACGCTCAACAAATGCCTGTGCTTTATGTGCTGGCATATTACCTACATCAACATAAAATGCACGGCGTTCTGGAGCTCTTTGTACACGATAGATAATAATACTATCTTCTAATAATTCTTTTTGTTTGTATACTTTGAATACACTGTCAAGGATACTGTTACCAAATGGCCAACTTGCATTCATTCCGTCTGTTAAACTAATATGAACAACGTGTGCTGAATCAACTGCAAACTCTGTGTTATTTGAATTCATACCACCTTGATATGTGCCTGTACTTGTATTTTGTGCTGCACCTGTTATTCCGCCAGTAGTGTTATTGATACCCATGTTGTTTAATTTACGGGTATCAGTAGTAACCATGTCATTTAAATTTAGTGCGATATTTTTTACAATATACTGATCAATTTCCTTACCAGTACTTTCGTTTACAATTGCTTTGCTAATATCTGCTGGGTTAACCCAAATTAGTTTAAATGTTTCTGGATCACGAATAAAAAAGTGATCTCCATATTTAATAGTAGATCTAAACACACCAAACATTCTGCGTTCAAAATCATTAATATTACACCACTGTTTTAGTGTTGTATTGATAGCAGAAATTTCACTTTCTGTCATTTCATCTTTGTAATTAATTGAAAATGGTAGTTTGCTTTGTGATTCTGATTGCGTACTAAATTCAGCAATTGTATCTAGTGCTGCGTTAATTTCACTATCTTGATCCATTTGGTCATACTGAGTATATCGCTCAACACGATTTGGCATACCAGAATATACTTCTGGTAACCAGGACTGCCATCTATTGGCTTTTGTACGACCATTTCCTGTAGAAGGTTCGTACTTTGTGAAATGTTTTTTCCAGCTCATAATTTTATACCTTTAATATAGTGTATTTAGTTGTTCTTGTCAACCGAAAGTTCTCCCAGTATCATTAATTCTTTGATATTTTCTAACTTCGTCACGTAAAGCCATAATTACACTACTATATGTTTCTTTTACGCTTGCCAATTCTTGCATTTTTGTTTTAAATTCTTCAAAATCTGGAGAATTTGAATTATTGTTTGTTTGATTTGGGGCTGGAGGTACATTTTGTACAATTTGATTATTTGAAGTATTAGATACTGTACCTACCGTGCTTGTATTTAGCTCATTAATTGGTTGGCTATTTTCAGTTTTTGTTACAGTTGCAGGTGTTACAGGCGTATCACTTCCACCAAATACATCTAATCCAACGCCAGATTCAAATTGTGCTTGTAAATCTAATGCACTGTTAGGTATGTTTAGATCACCTAATAGTTCGTTAATGCCAATACCATCGATCACCATCGAACCTTGTCCACCAAATGCACCCAAAGATGCTGTATCTACAGTGTCAACTTCAGTCATTATATTTTCAACCATTTTTCCTGCTAATGATTGTAATGTAGTTTGTGTAAAATCAGATATTGATGATAAGTCGATTTTTCCAACTGCTGACGTAAACGCATCGATAGCACGGGCACTTGTTTCAATTATTGATGTCATTTCGCTAAACGGTATAATTTTTCCATCGCCGGTTGGTTCAAAATATTCTGGTCCTGCTTCACCAACAACATACCCGTGATTGTTAGCTGCTGGTGTAACTGTACCACCAAATTCTCTCATTTTCATAAACGCAGTTACCCCACGGTTTACAGGATGTGGCATTCGCATTACTTCACCGTGAATGATATCAGTAAAGCTATCAGGAGTTCCACCTGATTGTGTCATCATACCTAAAAATTCGTCCATGATTGCCTGGTCGAATTCTAAAACTGGAGCATCGCCTATAGGATCTTCATAGTTTTCAGGTATAGTTCCATTTTCAAGTCCGTCATTTAATTGTTGATCTCGTTGTTCAGTTGTTATTTGAGCATTTACAAGTGGATTAAGACCACCGCCAATACCACTATCATTATCTGCGCCTGTTTGGCCGTTTAATAAGTTAGCAATATGTTCCATACCACCAGCAATTGATCTTGCATATGCTGCAGATTTATCTAAATCTGGAGTTAGTTTGGATTGTGCTTGTAAAAATAGTTTAGTTAAATCATTCAATGCAAGTGTTGCCGTTCCTGATGTTGCCAACTGTCGTTGCATATCAGCATAAACTGCGTTACGCTCTTCCTCAGTACCACGTAACAATGTAGCAAAATCTTTGTCTGCCAATATACTTTTGGTTCTAAACTCCAGTACCATTGCTGCATAGTCACTCAAGGTGCCTGTATTCATTCGAATGTCTGCATCAATGCCTTCATCTATAGCTGCGATTTCTTCATATATAAATGATCTTATATCATCTGGTGTTGAACCATTTGCTACCGCAGTTTGTATCTTTTCCATAATATCAATACCAGAACTGTTTAGTATTGTAGACACACTACCACTTGGATCAGCGGCACGTAGTGCCGCTCGTAAATCAACATTACTGATATTTTCACCTGCTTCAAGTTCGCCATATGCAGTACCAATTGCTAATTGTATCATGTCTGAAACACCAGCTGGTAAGTATTCAGCAGTGTTTGCTAACTGTCTAACAATACTAGTGATTACTTCAGCTTCATCACCAAACCCACGTTCTTCCATTCTAATTAATGCTGCGGCAGTTGTTGGATTCTTCAATGCTTCATTTTGTTCAGCTAATAGTTGGTCTCTGCTTTTACCTGTTAATGCAGCTAATGCAGTAGTTTCTTGCAATAAGTTTGTGTATCCTTGTTCTAGGACACCAGATGCGTCTTGAGTCTTGTTATTAACTAAACCAGTTAAACGTGACACTTCGATAAACTCAGCAAACCCTGCGGCAAGTTGTTCGTTTGACATACCAAAGTCGCCAAATGCTTCTGAAGTTTCTTGTAGATCTTTGAATGTATTTAAAAATTCTGTAACACCGCCCGAAACACCTCGACCTAAAACTTGCAATCCTGTACCATATTGCATTGCAATTTCACTTAACTGATTATAAGTAATGCCCGACGCCGCGGCAGATTCTCTTAGATCATCAAATGAAACACTTGCGTCAAAGAATATAGCACCTGCATTAATCATATTTGTTTGTGCTTTTGCAAATGACTCTAATTGTCCTGCTACAAAACCAGCATATGCAAAAAATGCATCACCTAATCCATCTGCGGCGCCTGCTATAAAGTCTCCAGCGCCCTCAAATGTTTCTGCTAATGCTGTAGAATTTCTCAGCCATTGCCCGCCGCCTTTGCCTAACCATCCTGCAGCTAACTCTGCATTTTTAGTCATAGTAGTTAATGGTTGACTTGTGTCACTTAAAGAGTCAACAACATCATTAGTAGCTTTTGCAATTCCTTTGGCAAAGCCAGCTCTGGCTTTTTTCTCGTCTTCACTCTCTTGTAATTTTACAGTTTCAAGACTATTAAACATATCTTGAATACTGTCTTCAATTTCATCAGTATCTAAATTTAAATCAGTTACTTCTTTTATTAAAGACTTGTTTAGTGAACTTCCAATTTTTAATTGCTCAACTAAAACAGATAAGGTAGCTTCACGAGCCCAAGCAGGTACTGGTATTGTAGTGCCATCTGGTAGCGTTAAATTATATACTTTATCTGACATTTCCTGTTGTTACCTGTCTGTTCTGCGCTGTTGCTAAGTATTCTTGTATCTCTCGTATTGCCTGTTGAGTTTCTTCATCGTTAAGCACTGGAGTAGTCCAAAGAGATGACACATCAGGAATAGTTGATTCAGAGTCATTAGTATCTGTATTTATGCTAGTTGGATTTGTGAGTTCTTCAAGTACTGGAATATCTCCAGCTTGGCGGCCTGTACCAAGACCCTCTAGCATAAATTGATCAGTTAACTCTGCATGTTGTTGTTGTAGTTCTCCGTCGCCTCTTGTTTGATTGACATAATCTTGTTCTGCTTGAGATAACGAAGTATCGATATTTGCCATTTCGCCTGATTGAATTCTTAGTAAAAACGCTGCACCAATACCAGCTCTATTTTGCGCATCAGCTATTTTTGTAGCAGTATCAGGATATGCCCCCCATGTCATTCTATATACTTCTCGAGCATCCGTCATTTTTGATCGTTCACTTTGACTTTTAATTGCATAGAATGCGGCTGCAACTCTAGGTGCCCAATATGGATCAACTACCAAGTCTGGGTTTTCAACAAGATCAACTCCTACCATTTCACCAACTCTTCTATAATTTTCTCTACCAGTTAATTGAATGTACCCACGTCCGCGATAATCATAACCTCCCATATCGCCTCCTCTGATAAATTGAGGACTAATACTGCCGCCAGTATCTGCCCTGGATAATCCAGCATCTCTTGCCTGTTGTCGTCTATTACTCTGTTCAGTACCATACATTGCATCAAAGAATGCACGATCATCTGTTTTAAGTTGTTCTATTTCTGCGTCAGTATAAAACTGTGCTCTTGATGCCATAACTTCTCTAATTCTTGATACATCTGTATTTCTGTAACTAGTTTCTTCTAATAATCTAAATCCACTTTCTCCACTTACCATACCAAGTACGTTAGCTTGGGCTTGCGGGTTAGTAATTCCAAAGTCATCTAATGCTGCAATCAACCTTGCCGCCACTACTTCTGAACTTGCTGATGGACGTCCAGAGCTATCAGTTGTCTCACCCCTACCAAATAAATGGCTGATATCACTAGCTGGCATATTAATTGAGCCGCCTGATAATCCTGGTAAATTATGTGAATCTAAAACAGCATTGAATTCTTCAACAGTCCTAACTGACTCTAAATCACGTAACATGCTTTCACGTTGTTCCATCATAGCCGCACGGTTTTCTGCGCCACTATCTAAATCAATTACTTCATCTCTTCTTCCTGACATGTCTATTACGTCCATGGCATTCTCTAAAAATGCAAGACCAGTGCCAAAATTATTAATAGCATTTGCAGTAGTATCATATTCAGGAAGTATACCATTTTTAATTGTAGCAGTAAAAACACCAATGCTACTAATTGCAGCCACAGCTTGTCCTGCTAAAGTTGCAGCAGTATCAGTTGTAGCTTCATTTAAATTAACGAGTGTTAAGTTTCTACTAAAAGCTGATTCTGGTAATATTCTTACAATGTCTTGTATCATTCTAGCATTTACTTGTTCAGGTTTTACCTCTAAATATGTAACTGTTACTGGGTCAGTAGCTTTGATAGATTGCATCAAGTCCAAATAGTCATTTGTTATTTGACCAGGATCAGATGCATCATATCCACCTTGCACTATCGTTTGCATCATTTCAAGATATTGGTTCTTGACATCAGGGCCTAATGCTGTTAACATTTTTAACATATCGTCACTTATATTATTAAGTATGTTGCCACCATCAAATTGCACATCGTAAAGTGAACGAGTAATAATGTCTATACTTTCGTCAGCAAAATCATCTGGCAATGGTGCCATTAACATTCTCAAAAAGCCAATATTTTCTGTTATATTTCTTGCACCGTTTTCTCCAAACTGCTCAGTAATATATGCAAAGTTTTGATCCATTGCGGCTATTAACTCAATTCCACTAAGTGCATCTTTACGGGCAGATAAAAGATCATCTCTTTTTTCTCCTGTTGCGTTTGCCATTGATAATGCAAATGTACTATTAGTTTTAAATGTTTCAGCTAACTGTGCTTTTGTGTTTTCGTTAAACTCGGTCATCTGACTTAAATTATATGCAAGCTTGGTATTTTCTGCAATCTGTTTGGCATAATCACGTAGCATTATACCATATGTACTAAATGTGTCAGTTTGCTTTATTGCGGCTGTCATGTCTGTAAATTGCTGATATCCATCAGCAGCATTGGTAGTCATGTTTGTAAATATTGGTCCAAAATCACTAAACTCTTTAATAAAGTCTTGTTGAGTCATTCCTAATGAAGCAGCATTATCTCTAATTTCATTAAACACTGATAAGTCATTAGATAATATACCAAAGTCAATCATTGTACGTAATGCTTTTTCTTGATCTTGTATAAACTTTAATGCAATACCACCAATAGCAACTGTACCAATAACAGTATTGGCTCCAACATTTAAAAAATCAACTCCAGTTTCAACTGCTCTTACTAGGTTTCCAAATCTTCCTGTTGACGCCATTGATAGCCATCTGGCACTATCAGTTAACTCGTCTGCGGCATTGGCAATTCCATCTAAACCTTTAGAAAAATTATATGCTAATTCGTTAATAGCATTTATACTATCATCCCTGGCCATCGATTTAATTATTGCACTGCTTGATTGAGATAACTCTTTTGTGTACCTATTAAATGTAGAAGATCTGTCAGTATTCTTTTTAATCTCATCAACAATGCTTTGCCAACTGGCAGGATCATTCCTAAGTTTAGCAACTGCCTGTCTAGCTGTTAAATTTGATCTAGTTTGTTCTCCAAATGCTACCAACATAGTGTCTTCACTAGCCCACGGGTAAGTTTGAACTATCTGGTTAATCCAATTTTCAATGTCCATCATTATACTGTCTCGCTTATTCTTCGACTATTAGCACCAGCATCAAATATTGATTGCCATGCAGTACGAGTAATATTAGCTCTATCAATTTCATCCTGTATGCGTGAATTTATTATACTAATAGTTTCAGTATCATTATTGTTTAATGATTCTTCATAACGTTCCTGTAAACGTTCGTCTAACAGGTGATAACTTTGCTGTCCAGTTCCTGGTGTTATGTCAAAGCCCATGCCACTAATATGATCTCCGTATTCAGATTCAATACGTCCTAAACTGCGTTCTATTTCTAGTATTCTTGATGTAGAGGTATCTGGATTCCAATATTCGGCATAAAGATCATCTCTTGCGCTTGCTATTTGTCGTAAATTAATATCTGACGTATCAAGTGTACTAAGCTCTTCTGAGTCTTGTGATTCAGATAATGGCGGGCCATTACCTTCCGGTATTATAACTTGTGTAGGAGAACCTGGTTCAACTGAGTCTGGATTATCTGGAATTACATCTGAAGTTTCATCTGTTGGTTGATCTTGAGATTCTGATGCAAACTCACTTTGCAATCCTTGCAATTCAACTTCTTGTATAGCTGCAACTGCATTGCCAGCAACAAACGATTGCCAATCGCTAACTGGCAACCCACCATAATGAGAATTATTATAACTCCAACTTCTTGCTCTTCCTACGTCAACGTGCAAAATACCAGCGCCAAATCCAAATCCTGTAAACCCTGCTCTCAATGCTGCGTGTACTATCCTAGCTTTGTCTTCATTGCTCATGTTATGTGTGCCTATGTCAAGAGCATTTCCAAAAAAGTGTTGACTGTTTGGTGTGGTGTCTTCACGGGAGGTTCCGTGTTTTGCAATGGCATCATTAATGCTTAATGGACCGCCATAATATTCCTGCATCCTTGCATAAGGTCCACTGAGCAATCTATCTAAATTTTCCTGAGCACCATCTCGAACCATATTACTTGCACCACCGCCTGACATATCTAATAACACCGACCTACCCTCAGTAGTATTAACGCCGTACTCTCCACCTTGATATAATGTTACGCCGCCAACGATTGTAGAGTTGCTGTTGCCTGGCGACCTTGGTGATGTCGAATCGCCTGTAGATGTTGTACCAGCACGATCGCCCCTTCTTTGATTTCTTCCACGACTGCCTACAGATGGTGTTGGAGAGCCTGGTGATGTCGAATCGCCTGTAGATGTTGTACCAGCACGATCGCCCCTTCTTTGATTTCTTCCACGACTGCCTACAGATGGAGGACCTTCTCTTTCTACACTGAACGTTGTTTCTAATGCAGTTAAAAGACTATCAGTACCGCCTACTAATCTTTGTAAATTATCATTGAAATAACTCATAGCTTGCCCAGTTGTAGCAAAGCCAGGAGTCATTAAATTATACACTTTACGTAATGCAATTGCCAAAGTGTCAACAACTACTAATGCATCGTCAGCATTATCAGTAAGGGCAGCGCCGGCAGCAGCTAACTCAACCAATTCTAAGTCAGTAGCATTCATAAATTCATCACCAATTAAAAAGCTTCTATTATACACTTCTCTGGCTATATCTATTTCCCCATCTGGAATTTGAAATTGTGCATTTGCAATTGGACTGTCAGATGAGTTACGAACAGTATTAAAGAAGTCACGCTTTGCAATTTCTAGCTCAATTCCAAATAGCTCACCATCTAGAAGCTGCTGTCCTAAATCTATGAAACTTTGTCTAGCTGATGGACCTAATAGATTTAGTACTTCATTTAATTCAGTATCAATATTGTTACGGAAGTTTGTGTCTGTATCATAATCATAAACTGCTCTATTGAGTGCATTACTTGCTAGTGTGCTAAACTCGTTACCTAAATAATTTAGTCCAGATACAAAACTAGATTGTGCTTGCTGTAAATTGTCATACCCAATTTCTCCCAATCTATCAATAATGGCTGCTTGACTATTTCTCATTGCTACAATAAAATTAATATTGTTGCTGGCTTCCATTCGGCTAGATCTTTCTGAATCAGCAGTAACGCCCATTAGTTGACTGACACCAAATATAATTCTAGCATTTGATTCGTAACGATCTAAAACTTTGTTCATTGACATTTGGTTTAAATCATCTATACTATTAATGTTACGAAGTGAAGTTAATGTTTCAGATACTTGTCTAACTACTACGTTTCTTCGTTGTCCAAATTTATGAATTACATCAGAATCTAATGCAGTGTCAAGACCTTGAATAAAATCAGTAATTACTTTTGCTGAGCTATCTCCCAAGTTAGCAAATGTTGGTATTAAATCACCTAATGATTCCATTCCCTCATTTAAAGACATACCTGCTTCTGCAAACGTATTTTTCATACGGGTAAACAGGTCAACGTCAGTAACAAGCAAACCTTGATTGATCATTGCACGTGATGCTTTTTCTTGTTCTTCCATTAGCTTGCCATACATAATCATGGCGCCGGAATATGCTGCGGCACCTATACCAAATGCTGCTATTGATCCACCGCCAACGTCACCTAACAAACCAGTTCTTGATGAATTTGCAACACCGTTACCTAATCTGTTAGCTGCTAACCCAGCACTTTGGACTAGTGTAGCAGTACTTGATATTGGAGAAGAACTTCTTCCTATCATTAAGGCTGCTCGTGTTGCAGATTTTAGTCGTTTGGCCTGCTGATTACCTTTTGATACTAGATCTTTCATTAAAGACTTGGTTACATTATCAAATTTTTGTGGATCTGGCTTGTTTTTATTAAATTGTTCTTGTAGTTTGGTATCAGCTTTTATATCATTACCGATTACTTCTACTGCATTATATAAAGTAGCTTCTTTTAGCCAAGGGTATTTTGCATTTATTTTTTGAAATTCTTTCTCAAAATTCACTGAATTAACACCCCTTTTAAAAAGATAAATATAATTGAATATATATACTATATGTATTTATTGGAGAAAACCCTAAAATGACAAACCCATTAGTAGCGGCTTATAGAAAGCCAGCATTATACGTCAGCTTACCCAGCGGCGGCAAATATTATACAGACAAACCAAAACTAAGTGTTGATGGTGAATTGGCAGTATATGCCATGACTGCCAGAGACGAATTGCTTTATAAAACACCAGATGCGTTATTCAACGGCGAAGCTACCTTTGCTGTGTTGCGTAGTTGTTGTCCTGATGTAATTGACCCAGAGCAAATGCCAGTTAATGATTTGTTGGTGGTATTACTTGGTATCAGACAAGCAACACATGGTAGTGAACTTAGTGTTGATATCAAATGCCCAGCTTGTCAAGAACTTAATATGCTTGCTGTTGATTCAAATCGTTTGCTATCAACAGTATCACAGAATCAAGTTAGTGATAAATTGGTACTTGAAAATAATTTCACAATACATGTTAAGCCTTACAGTTTAAAAGACCGTACGCTATTGCAAATTCAACAAGTTAAACAACAGAAAATGATTCAATCATTAACTGCTAGTGATTTAACTGAAGAGCAACGTAGTGAACAATTTGGTAAAACTTTTATTGAGCTTGCCAATTTAACAGTTGATTTAATTTCAAATTGCATATACGCAGTTAGGCCACCAGAAGGCGAAGAAATCACAGACCAGGTTATAATCAAAGAATGGTTACAAAGCATTACAAAAGATGATTATGATATGTTGAGAAGTACTGTTGATGCAGTTAGCGATGATTGCATTGATACTAATTTGACAGCAAACTGCCAGCACTGTTCGCATGAATGGAAGACAAAAATTGATTTGGATGTTGCAAATTTTTTCGCGGGCTGATTGCCACTAGTCAGCCCGAACAGCTTGAAGCAGTGATTGAGAGATATAATAATCAATTAAAATCTCTTGAATCTAGCTATATAGATATTGTTCTAAATAGTGGAGGGGCAATAAACTATCAAGACGTATTATGTATGCCGGTTCCAGCTATTGAACTTTTTGTATCAAGGCTGAACGCAATAAGAGAAGACCAAAATGCTAAAGCAGCGGCGGCGTCAAGAAGATAATTGGTTAAGTTTTATCTAAGCCAGTTATGCTCTTGAAGTATTCTGGCGACCAATCATTATAATATGAAGTATTTTCCAATAGCCAGTTACGTTTGACAAGAATATCGTCTTTGAGTTGAATAAACACACAATTGGTAAAATTCTTTTCAAATGCTCCGCTATCAGTTGTACTCATAAAATACAACAAACTAGGATTGAGATCACCGTAAAAGTCAATAACTTTTTGTGTTGCTTCGATATCTGCCTGATTATCATCTCCCAACCATGCAATACCAATTTCATAAGTTGTATCATCAAACAGTTTGAGTGATGTATGTACATCGTCACGAGCATCTATAAACTGTATTTTATTAGTAAGTCTAGCTTTGCGGGCATACGGACACACTGGCCAATCGCCATCTCCTTTGGACTCGATTTTTTCTTCTGTCCACGTTAAGAACGCAGCAGTAAATTCATCAAATGTCATATTAGTTAGTTTCCTGGATTTATTCATAGGTATGCTTAAATGTCATTACCTAATAATATTTAGTCATCTTAATGAACCATCAAATTGCTCTTCGAGCAATATCAACATCAGGAATCTTCAATTCCTTTGTTGAATTTTTTTTTAATAGTTAATACCGAACATAATATTTTTTATCATTTATTATGATGTCATATGGTAACAATATTATAATACTTTCCACGAGCTTTTAATCACACTTAGCCTGATATAAGGCCAAGTGTAAAAAAATAATTTAAACGTTCCCGTCGCAATTACCCACAATATCATAACATAACTTTGTTTAAAGGGGAGGCGGTTGTGCGGTACCTCCTATTACAATGCGTCTCAACGCAAGTATATACTGGTTTGCCATGATATAAGCTTTCCAGTTACTTCACGAGTTATAATAGTTCAATAGAGCTCGTTCATTTTATTCACACATCTCTGTGCTACAACCTTTATGACAACAGTAAAGCACTCACGCATAGGCATGGTCTTTTTAGGCATCCTCCGCTTAAAGAGGGTAGACTGTTGAAACGGACAACTGAATAGCCCATTGCTTACCGTCACTATTAGGAACGGATTCACAGCACAATATTATCTGGCGTGCCAACCTTTTGTTCAGTTTGTAGGGTTCTGTGTGGAGTGTTTTAAGAGTGTCTTTGAGAGTTTTTAATAAGATTTTCTGTTAGTATATGGGAGCCATGCACACGGACTTGAATATGTCCATTGTAGTACTCATCTGTTTCTAAAACTTTTCTTTCGAATTGTTCTCGTGCCTCAACGTAGGAGCATTCGCCTTTGCTACTACAGTAATATAGTATTTCTCTTTTGAATTGTGTTGTGCCTATATTAGTAATATCTTCAGTTAGCAATTTTGAACTTCCAAAATATGTCTGCCAATCTGAGTCAACTTTTGATTTGATTTTCTTTTTTACTTTTTTGCCATTTTTTTGTGTGTGCATCTTGTATCTTGTTTTAGAAAACTTAGCTAGTTTTTTCCCAACATACATTCTGCTGTTTGTAGTATTCGTTATTAAGTATACAAAACCAGCGCAATCTTCTGGTAGTTCTGTAACTGGTTTTCCTTTGTACGTCCAACCTGACAAATCAATTTGTTTTTTATTCGCCAAGTGCTTTTTTCAATTGCTGCAGTACATCGGTACCTAATAGTCTTTTTACCTGTGGATCATGTAAGTTGGGCAATATTTCCCAACCTTCAAAGTCTGTAAACAAATCATCTTCAAAAAGAGCGTCTTGTTTACTTCTAATGTTTTTTACATGTTCTATTAGTATAACATCGCTAATGTCGATGTCAACTGATTTAGATAATATTTCTTTGGTTGTATCGCCGATAAGTCGACGAGTTAGGGTTTTACCGCCATCAGGACTTTCGTATATATACTTTTTGTCCTTATGCGTCAATAACCTCAATCTCCGTGTTAAAAGTCGTAAAGCCATTTTCTTTAGTGACTTGTAAAACACTATTTACCCTTCCTACCAATTCATCCCTGTGAGATATTAATAGAATGTTCTTTTCGCGATCTCGCTCCATTTTCTTAAGGACACCAAGTGCGCTTTCAACACCTACAGTATCCATACCGCTATCTACCAACTCATCAATACAGATAAGATTAATAGGATGATTCATACTTTCAAATACATCACGGAAAGCCCAACTTAAACCAAGGATAAGTCTATTACGTTCTCCACGTGATAGATTATCAAAATCTAAGTCTTGACCAAGTTGTATAATGCTAACAGTTAAATCACTTTGGAATTGTACTTCATGTGGAAGTCCAAGCTTGGTAATATAGTATTCCAATCGATTGTTTAAGAACTGTAAATTTTGTTCAATAATACGTTTACGGATAAAGCTATCTTTATTTGTTAAAAGTTTCATAAGGAAGTCCTGATGGTCCTTTAACTCCGTAAGTCTATTTACCTCATCCCAATTTACTATCTGCAAACCAGTATCTTTAAGTGACTCAATTTGTTCAGCATATGGATCAATCTCAGTTTTCTTTCGTTCAATCTCGGTACCAGTATTAGATAATTTGTTTTGGTGCTCATATGCTTCTTGTAATGTGTTATACTGTAACACAGGAGCAACTCCTAAATTACCAATGCTTGTAAGTGCTTCATTATACTCTGCAATTGATTCTTCGTATTCGTTAATTAGTAGTTGACTTTCATCAACTGCTTCTTGCTTTGATGCTAGAATCTTTTCGTGTGCATCATCATGTAGTTCTTGCCCACATGCATAACAGGTGTGATCCATTGTAGCTTGTAAATCTTTTTGTGCTTTGACAAGTCTACGCTGTTCACGATCTACGCTACTTGTAAGTTTTGCAACTTCACTAGTTAGTGTATCAATCTGTATTTTTGTTTGATTGTATTCATCAAATGCAGCGTGATTGGTAATTTCTGTATCAATATCAATTTGTTGCAAAGCAAGTAAATCTGTTTCTAGTCTATTAATTTGATCAGCATTGCTCTTGTTCCACACACGCTGGCGTCTTTCCATATCACTAATACTTTTGTTAATATGTTCATTAGCTTCTTCAATACCACGTATGCGATATGTTTCTTCTTGAATACTATCTTTGCTTTGCTTTGTCAAGTCTTTAAGTATGTCTGCTTTCTCTGACAGTTGAGTAATACCCAACAGTTGCTCAATTAAGTCACGTTGCTCATTAGCTCGCATACTTAAGAACGGATCAGTATAAGTGTTAAGTGCCATAATGTGCTTAAACATTGTATGGCTCATACCTAAAACTTTTTCAATTGCAATTTGTGTTAAGCGACCTTCGCCTTGCATTTCGTCACTAACGCCTTCTAAGTTATCAACACCTCCAACCATAAAGCGGAATATATTAGGTCTACGTCCACGTTCAATAGTGTAATTAATACCATCCTTTACAAACTCTACAGTTACCATCATTTGTTTGTTGTTAGTTTTATTAACTAGATTGTCTTTTTTAATATTGTAGAGGGCATTTCCATATAGCGCATAACTAAGTGCATTAACAATAGTAGTTTTTCCTGTACCATTACGTGAACCATCGCCACCCAAGTCCAAGTTATTCCCCAACACAAGTGTTAATCCGTCATGATTAAAATTTACTGCTTGAGTAACATTACCCACGCTCATAAAGTTTTTTACTGTGATATTTTTAATTTCTAGCATATTAAAGGTTCAATCCGTTATAAATGTCAATAAGTATATTATTACTAATAGTAGGACTATCAATAGCTTTAAGTTGATTTAACACTATGCTATCTACATTTTCTACTTCTAGTTGTGCGCTACTATCCCACTCTTGGGCATGCTCTTCTTTTTTACTTGGCAACAGCGCAATTTCACGCAAGTCATATTGTGTAGCAAATGTTTCTTTAATAAAGTTTGCTTCTTCATATGTAATTGGTACATCTAATGCTACACGACAATATGTGTTATTAGACAATATTTCTTCAGGTCTGTCAATCAATTTAGATAGCGGAATAGTACGATACTTTGGAGCATCTTTCCAAGTAACGTATTCATGTGAGCCATCCCAATCTAAAATAGTAAAACCTCGATCGTCGTCCCACGCATCACTAAAGTTATGCGGGAAAGCATTTCCAGGATAAATGATGTTGCCTTTTTCTTGTCGTTTGTGGAAGTGACCACTAAACACCTTTTCAGCTTTGCTCATGTGTTCAGCTTTTAAGCCATGTCCATGATCTGGCATTTGCACCATTGCATTCATATAAAAGCTAGGAAGTTCAAAATGACCAAAAACAAAACGTGATTTAACTTCTTTAAGTTTTTTCCATTCGTCATCAACCAACCAAGGTATAAATGCACATCCGTCTTCTTCATATATCCCATCATTAATCATGCGTAAGTTTGGATACATCTCTACCATAGGCACACTGTGGATCTCACGTTTTTCTCTATAATACAAATCATGATTGCCTGTAATCATAACAACTTCGTCAAATGCATCATTAAGTCGTTGCAAATTACTCATTGTATAATTTAGTGTACTAACATTGATGCTTGCTCTATTGTGATGCCAATCTCCCAAGAAGAAGGCTTTCTTAATGCCACGCTTGTGAGCTTCATCAATCATCCATATAATAAACTGTTCACAATCAATGTTATGTTGACGGCTATTGTTTTTCATGCCAAAGTGAATGTCAGTAAAAATTACTACCTTATCGAACATTATAAATATTTAACCTTTAATTATTTCTTGTCTTCTACACGATTTTCTTGGATACTTTCCCATTCAGCACCAAATGTTCTAGTCCAGCTTGGATCCAAACCATTTTGCTCTAAGATATCATCTCTGATATTTTGGTTACGCTTCTCTAAGTTTAACACTCTTGTAAAACTATTATTGATTGCGGCAGTATAATATGCAAATGGATTCTGTGATTTAAACTCGTTAAACTGCAATCCAATTTGAGATAATTGCAATAATGCTTGACTACGCATTTCGTCTACATATGTATACCCACGCCAGTTGCCTCTACGGCTATATCTTTCACATAACTTCATGTACATAACCGCAAGCTTCTGATTTGTTACACCATGATCAATACTAAAGTGTCCATTGTCTTTACCACCTGCCCAGTGGCTACGAGCGCACTCGTCCCATTTACCTTCAACAAGTGCAATATGTTTAAATGGTGGAAAATTAACCTTTGTCTTAGTATCAGCAACCGTTTTTGGATTGTTCTTACGTCCAGGTTCATCAGGAACATGATCAAATGTCATTAAACGAAATACTAGCTGTTTGTCATCAATTGTTGCTGGATCTACTAAAAAGTCAGCAGCACGTGGCTTAGTACGTCTTGCCACTAATCCGTTTTCCCAACGCTTAACTTCAGCATCATGAGCAGTCTTTTGCATACGTGTTGCACGATTCTGTCTTGCTTGTTCAATGTTTTCAGGTGTAATTTCATCCAAACTCTCAATGATCATATCAAAGTAAAAATATTTTTCACTATCCCCTTCCTCTCTAATCCAGCAGTAAGACATCTTACTATTATGGATCTCTTTGAGAAGGTCCTTGTTCGTTAAATAAAACTTTTTTGGTGCTTTAGCCATGGTTATACTCTCCTAGTTATATACATTGTAACACTGGACATATAGACAGTCAACCTGTTTTTTCAAAGCATAAATACAATATATTGGAGACACTTAATGAGATATTCTGACATAATCTTAACAGAAGCCCAAGCCAAGCAAATTACAGTTGTTTACGGCGGACGCTTTCAACCTATGCATTCAGGGCATTATGCTTTGTATCAAAAGCTAACACGACGTTTTGGAGAAGATAATGTGTTTGTTGCAACAACTGTAAGTAAAGAAGCACAAACACAACAAAAGGCTGGCAACTTCAGCAAAAACCCCTTTACCTTTGAAGAAAAAACATACATAGCTAAGAAAATGTTTGGAATACAAAATATTGTACAAACAAGTCCATATCGACCAGAATTGGATAAAATGGGCCGTGATCCAAATACAAACGGCGTAGTATTAGTGTTTAGTGAAAAAGACGCAGGCAGATTAAAAAGCTCTCCATCAATTCATCCCCTGCCAAAAGATTTAAACAGCATGGAAGCTTATTACGAAGATGGTAATATGAAACGTGCTTACATTTTAGAAATGCCAATAGAGCAAGGTGGCATGAGTGCCACGGACTTCCGCAACGACATGTCAGATAGCGGAATGGACGATAATGAAAAACAAAATACATTTGTCAAGTTCTTTGGAAAGTTTGATCAGGAAATATTTGACTTTATCAAAGAGAGGTTATCATAATGGCATATTTAGGAAATGTACCAAAGAAAGTAGCATTAACAGCTTCAAGTTCATTTGAATTTGGTGGCATACTCAGTGCTTTAAGATCGACTAGAGGTGTGGCATTCCCATATACTCCTACTATACAGGTAGGACACGCAGCTAGCTACGGTACTTATGAAACAACACACAGTGTTTATCAACCAAACTATTGGATTTCTACACGCAATCCAACAATTAGTATTACCGCACAGTTTACAGCACAGACAGTTGAAGAAGCAGATTACGCAGCAGCCGCATTGCATTTTTTTAAATCAGCCACAAAAGGTGAATTTGGACGTCGAAGTGGCAACCCAGGTGCACCTCCTCCAGTACTAAATTTTAGTGCATATGGATCATTACATATGGAAAATACACCAGTTGTAGTGGGCAGTTTTAGTTACGTATTGCCAGAAGATATTGATATGGTAAACACTGCATATGGTCAAATACCAGCAATGTTTTTGTGTAGTTTAGAATTAATGCCACAGTATGCACCAGAAGATGTAAAAAATAACTTTACTGCATCTGGATATAGAAATGGCTCTGCACTTAATAGAGGATTTATGTAATGGCAATAGCAAAGTATTCAGCAGGAAGTGTTTACAGAAGCACTACTATTATTGATAATAAATATCTGGACATATACAATTCAGAAATAGATTTCACTAAAGACTATGGATTGTCTGATTATACAATCGAAAACAAATATAACTTACGACCTGATTTGCTAGCACATAAATTATATGGCGATAGTAACTTGTGGTGGGTGTTCGCAAAATTCAATCAAGATGAATTATCAGATCCAATTTTTGACTTTGTATCAGGTTTAGAAATACAGGTACCAGAAAGATTTAACTAAATGGCATTAATACCAACCATCAGATCATCATCATCAATTAAACCAAATTGGATGAGTACAGTCAATTTACCTACATATAATGCTAGTCTTTACTTGACTAGTGTTGATGTATGGAATAATCCTGATCTGTTAAAAAATGATGTACCAATTCTTGCATCTGGAAATGCATACTTAGTATCACAAAGCGGACATACTGCTGACTTTGGTATTGACAATATAGCATTTACTTCTCGTGCAATTAACGGAAGTGAAGCAACTATGAATACTAGTGTAAGTACTATACAATTTGATTTACATGAAGTATTAGGTTTTAAACTATATAAAAACTTACTTTCGTATATTAAAAAATACAACTATGCATCATTTCAAAATAGTAAGTTTGTTCTTAAGATGGAATTTTTAGGAAGAAATCCTGGCTCCGACACAGTTGTAAAGCATCCTGCTACATTATTTTTCCAAATGGGAGTACAAACAATTAATGCTAGTATATCCGCACAAGGTACGATGTATAACTTTATATGTACTACACAAAGCCGTACTAGTTTAGACATTGCTAGATCGCCAACAGCCGTAAGTGCTAGTGCGGTTAACACACTGCAAGATTATTTTTCTAATGTTGAAGCGGCATTAAATGAAAACGAAGCAAATATAAGAAGAGAACGTCCAGAAGACCAAGTTAATGTGATTAACAAAATTTGGAAAATTGTACCTGGTCCAGGTATGCAGGAATTTTTATCACAGCCAATTCATGGTGTTGGTTCATTAAGTGCCGCCATAAGTCAACAGCAAGGTGCAGGACAGGCATTGATTAGTATTCCAAGTAACACAAATATAGTTAGTTACTTGTTTACTGAACTTAATAAAATTATTCCAGGACTAACAGAGCGTAGAAGAGATGCACGTTGGGAAGAATCAATACCTAAAATTATTGTAACACCATCCACCCGTATTCAAGAAGATCGAGATGAAACAACAAATCAGATTGTACAAGAGTTAACTATTTTTGCAGATGTTGCACAAACATTTGAAAGAGAACCTGCAGACACTCCTGCAGAAGAAAATGCAAACCGCAGCGATCCTAGATTACAAAATACTTTCTTTAATAATATGACAAACTTTATATGTAAGCGTTATGATTATTTGTATACTGGATTGAATACTGAGATTACGAATTTAGAATTAAACATAAACGCACAATTTTTTGCCAGTATGCCTCCTAGTTTTGGAACAAGAACAAACGAAAGTATTATTCCACAGACAACACCAGACCCTGATGCAACTGATCCAAGGAGAGCGAACAACTCAGTGCCACCACGTACATTGGATAGTGTAGTAGAAAGTATGAGAGAACTTGATCAAACAAGAGCGGCTGATCAAGCTTCGGTAGAGTCAACAACAGACGGAACTGCAAGTGCATCCCAGGGTCAGTTTAATTCAAATGAAACTGGATTTATGAATTTAAATATGGATATCAAAGGAGATCCTTATTGGTTAGGTGCTGCTGATGCATTTCCAAATAATGACGCAGTTAATAATACTGTGGTTTCTGACAGAGCTAACGGAGATGTTTTAATCGCTTACTTAAATTATTTGCCCACACAAGACATTGCAAGGGTAGGACAGCAACGCAGAGGCGAGTTAGATTATTTAACAAGCGGAATATATACAGTACAATCAATTAGTAGTAGATTTCAAAGCGGTGCGTTTACACAAACTATTGAAGCGGTAAAGCGTGACGATTTGACTACTGAGTTAGTTAAAAACAGAATGGAACAGTTATGAGTGGAAATAGTAGAACACGTGGTACAACAAGCCCTGACGCAAGTAATAGACTAGGAAACAATAATGTATCACCTGACGGAATGTATGTTGCTCAAGTTGTTGACAATGTTGATACAACTAATACTGGACGTGTAACTGTTAAAATTGGTGAGTTTGAAAGTGATGCTGAATTTAGTGCATTAATGATGACACCAATGGGCGGTGCCACTAATGTGGGATTGAACGATGACGTGTCTGATCCTGCAGGTACTGCTAAAAGCTTTGGTATGTGGATGCAACCTCCAGCACCTGGTACAACTGTATTAGTACAATTTAATCCAGGCATGCGCAATCCAGTTCTTATGGGCGGACTTATTACCGCACCAACCAACCACAATTTAGGTGGCAATGCAAGTGCTGAAACAAAAGATGGCGAAATTGCACCAGTGGCAGAACAAAATCCAAATGACACAAGTGACCCGTATAGTAAGCCAGGAAATACAGAGAGAGCTGAAACATTAAATGATCAAGGTTTAGATCAAGACTATGTTCGCGGACACAGTATGTCAAGTGCTAGACGTGAAAGCCCAAGTAAAGTTATGGGAATTACAACACCAGGTGGAGCAAGTATAACAATGGATGACGGGGCTGCAGATGGTGCAGGTAGTCAAAATATGAGAATAAAAACACCAGGTGGCGGGCAAGTATTAATTGATGACAGCACTGGTATTGTATTCATAACAAATCAAGGCGGCAGTACACATATTGAAATGAACGCTGAAGGGCAAATTGATATCTATAGCGATAATAGTTTTAGTATAGCAAGTGGTGAAGATATAAATTTTCACGCACAGGGTAATATTAATATGCAAGCTGATCAAGGTATAAACATACAAGCTGGTGCTGATGGAATTAAAGCAGCCACAGACGGAAATATTGATACACATTCAACAGGCACAACTAATATTGAAGCAACTGGAAGCCTTAGTGGTAAAAGTTCTGCCCAAATTAAAATGACAGCACCAACAATTAATACTAATAGTGGAGCCGCCGCAGATTCTGCAACTAAACCAACACCCAACGGATTAGTTGAAAATAGTGGAGTTACACAGAGTGCTGCTGGTCGTGTTCCAGAACGACATCCATGGAATGGTGTTCCAGGTGTCCAAGAAGCATTTACAACTGGTGAAGGTAAACAACAATAATGCCACAGTACGTAGTTAGACCCTCAAAAGTAACAAGCGATATGCTTATTGACTTTACAATTTTTCCTAAAGTTGAAGCTAACATTAGTAATACTTTGATTCCGCTAAGTGATTTAGAAACTAGTGACTTGTTGATTAATTTTGCATTACGTCAAACTCCTTACATACCGTATAAAAACAAAAACAAAAAAACAAAACAGTTGCAAATTGGATATGGCTTAACAGAAAAATTAAACAATCCAGTTGCACTAGAAGAATCAGAAGCTTATGGATATTGGATTGACAATTTTAAAAACAAAGAACGTGCATTTAAAAAGTTTTTTCCACTTGACACGCTAACACAAACACAGTATGATGCTATGGTAAGTTTGTACTTTTTTACAGGCGCTTGGGATAAAGTTGGATCAGAAATTGTTAAATTTGACTTAAAACCATATATATTAGAACGCAACTGGGATTATGTAGCTACTGCATTAATCAATAATGGAAAAGATCGTTTACGCACCCAAAGCGAAGCAAAAATAATGATGTTAGGTAATTATGGTAGACATACACCAAGAAGTATGCTACAGTCTAAAGGTATTAACCTAATACGTGGAGAGTATCCACGTCAAAAAGACCCTATTGCAAAACAGCAATGTGAATATATTTACTACGTTGACCAGCGTAAATTCTTACCAGGTCTAACTCAATCAAGAATGAGACAAATCGTCGACCTCTATAATTTACGGAATCAATAACTTATGCCCAGTCAGCAAGTACTGTTACTAAACGCAGATGCACAACCAGTTAGTTATCTGCCACTTAGTACAATAGGTTGGCAAACAGCGGTTAAGTCATATTTCTCAGACAAAGTAAAAATATTACACAACTATCCAGATATTGTACTACATAGTGCAAATTTTGAGATGCCGTGTCCTAGTGTTATTATGTTGAACAGATTCCAACGTCAACCTAAATCAGCAAAATTTACTAGAAAAAATTTGTTTATTAGAGACAACTTCCATTGTCAGTATTGCGAAAAGCAATTTAGTTATAGTGAGCTAACAATTGACCATGTTGTACCACGTGTACTAGGTGGAGCAAATACATGGCTCAACACAGTAGCAAGTTGCCAAAAATGTAATACAGATAAAGGGCATAAGCTTGTTAAGCCTAAAAAAGCGCCCACACGCCCAAGCTGGTTTAGTATCAATAACCTAGCAAAAACATATGATCTTAAAATTCCTGATCATAATTGGCAACAATACTTGGATTGGCCAGAACATCTTCTCCATATCGTCCCGCCTAAAGGTCTATAATATATGTAGTTTATTTTCTATATAAATACATATATGGCAAATAAAATTATTGGATCGACAAATACACAAGGCGGATGCACTAGCGTAACTCTAACAGATTTGCAGCTAGCAAAAAAGGATCTGCAAAATCACTTCTCAATCAAAAAGGGAGAGAAGTGGAACAATCCTTCTTTTGGAACTGACATTCCAAATTACTTATTTCAACCTCTTGACGATTTAACGACGAACTTAATAAGACAAGAAGTTATTGAAGTTATTGATTACGATCCAAGATTTGCATTAGAAGATAGAGAAATCACTGTTGAAGAAGATAACCACTTAGTTACTGTAGAAGTCGTTGTGCGTTATATTCCACTTAACATTGTTGATACTCTAGCGATTAGCTTCAATAAAGAAGACACAGAGACAGGAAACTTATAACATGGCACAGCAAATTAGACAGGCGAGACTTTTTGCAGCAGAAGACTATATGGCAGTTTACGATTCATATCTAAACTCAAACTTCCAGGCATTTGATTTTACAACCATTAGAGAAGCGATGGTAACGTATATACAATCACAATATCCTGAAAACTTTAACGATTGGATTGAAAGTAGTGACTTTGTTGCATTATTAGATATAGTAGCACAATTTGGTCATAACTTTGCTTTCAGAAATGATTTAAACAGCCGCAACAATTTCCTTGCAACTGCTCAAAAACAAGAGAGTGTATTTAAACTTGCTGAATTCCTAGGGTATAAGCCTCGCCGCACAGTACCAGCTAGTGGACAATTAAAAATTGTTAGTATTAAAACAAACGAAGTTGTTATAGGCAGTTTGGGCGGTAGCCTAGCAGGAAAACAGATCCGCTTTGAGACTTCAAATAATGCAAGCAATCTAGATGACTTTATTAGTATTATGAATGCAGTACTAAGTACAACCAACCAATTTGGCAACCCTCGCAAGAGTGCTATGATTGCTGGTGTGGAAAATCAGTACTACAACTTAAACAACAATGAAAACCAAATTGTGTTTGAATTTACAGGAAGTGTACAAGGCAAGAAAACAACGTTTAACCTTATTGGTCTAGACTATAGCACAGCACTATCATCATCAATTGAGATGTATCCAGATCCAAGCGGAAGCTTTAGTATCAATTACAGAAATGATAACCGTGGGTTAGGTAGTGCTAACACTGGATTCTTTATGGGATTCAAACAAGGTGCCATGAACTTCAAGGACTTTAGTGTTACTGATCCGATTAGTAATCTAGCACTTGACATCAATGCTAACCATGTAAACAATGACGATGTATGGGTGCAAACAATTAACGAAACAGGAGAGATAACAAGCTCTTGGGATCGTGTTGAAAACGTACACGGCTTTAATGAAATTTACAATGACATTGATGTATCTAAAAGAAATGTGTTTGCTGTTAAAACAAGAACAGATGGACAGATTAGTGTACTATTCCCAGACGAACACTTTGGTAATTTACCACGTGGTATTATTCGTATTTGGTATAGAACTGGCGCTAATGAAACATATGTATTGCGTCCAGATGATATTGGTACAAAACAAATTAATATCAAATATACAGGTATTGATGGAAACATTTATACAGCAACAGTTGGTGTTGCATTACAACAAACAATTACAAATGCAAGTAAAAGTGAATCGCTTGACGACATTAGACAAAATGCTCCGCTAGTATATAGTGCGCAGGATCGTATGATTACTGCTAGTGATTACAATAACTACCTGCTAACACAAAGTGACCAGATTGCTAAAATTAAAAGTGTAAATCGTACACACAGTGGACACAGTAGATTTATCGACTTGATGGATCCAACAGGCACATATACAAATGTTACTCTTTACAATACAGATGCAGCATTAACAAAAACAAAATTAACTATTGAGAATAACACAAACAATATTAGTTCACAAAGTATTTTTGATAACTTTATAAAAACTCAATTGGAAAATCCAGAGTTGATTAACTTATACTATGATGGCTACGCTAGTAGATTCCAACAGGAACGTAATGGTGATTCAGATGTTTACAGGTGGCAGGTTGTTGATTCAACAACTGGATATTTTGTTAATAGTTCTAATCAAATTGTTGGGAATACTGGTACAGCAGCTGAAGATGACTTTATGCGATTTGTTAAAGCAGGCGCAATGCTAAAGCTTTCAAAATCTGACGGAACATATACATGGACTCGTGTAGCAAATGTATTTGCAAACGGATTTGGTGTTGATAGTTCAACAGGTAACTCAACAGGCTTAACTGCTACTGGCAATGGAGCAATTACACTTGACCGTGTTGTAGAAAGTAATACAGAATTAACAATGGGATATGCTGCATTGCCACGTAGCTTTACCGTATCTGAAAGACAAGATATCATTGCACACTTGGATTCCAAAGATAATTTTATTATCTACTATGACTATGAACAGGAAGCTTTTAAAACTTCTATTGCTAGTCAACTTATTCCTGAACAAACTGCTGATACTGCCTTCCCAGTAATGTTTGGTAAAACAACTGACAGTTGGTTAATATATGGAAAGCCAGGTGCATCAGTTAGTTATGATGTTACTACACGTATTATAAGATATAATTTAAATAGTGAGCAAGTACACTTTTCAAATAGCAGTAACGAATATAAACTAGATTACTATACTAAGAAAAAAGCAAGAGACCAAGTTGTGTTTACTACTGATGGTGTAGAGCTTGGTAAATTTTATATTGCTGGTTACAATTATCAAAGTAATGGAATATACGATAGTAACAATGTTACAGTATCATTAGTAGATGCTAATTCTGATTCTAGACCAGATGCCCCAGATTCATTTGTTAATTTGGCAGGCGATCAAGATTCAATTAGCAATTTAAGATTTGAATGGACACATGTTCCAGATACAAACGAATTAATTGATCCTAGTTTTACAAACCTTATTGATGTGTTTGTATTGACTAGAAGTTATGATACAGAATTTAGAAATTGGCTAATTAAAAACGACAGTATTGTCGCAGACATGCCACTTGCGCCAACACTAAATGAACTTGGAAGTCAATTTAGTGGATTGGCAAGTAAAAAATCATTGAGCGATAGTTTAATTTATCGTCCAGTTAAATACAAAGTACTGTTTGGTAACAGAGCTCCTGACGAATTAAGAGCAGGATTTAATGTTATTAGAGCTCAAGGCTCCAGACTAACAGACAACGAAATTAAAAGTGTTATTGTAGATAAAGTTTATGAGTTCTTTAATATCTCAAATTGGGAATTTGGAGAAGTATTTTACTTTACTGAACTAGCAGCATATATTCACCAAGAACTATCTGGAGAAATTAGTAGTTTTGTTGTTGTGCCAGAGAGTGCAAACAGTGTATTTGGTAAGTTGTTCCAGATTACGCCATTAAACGATGAGCTACTAATTCCAGACGTTAGTGTAGCTGACATCGAAATCGTACAACAGATAACAAATGCAAATATTAAATCGAATGGATAAACATAATGCCTTTTAAGCCTAATAAAATCAACACGCCCCTTATGAAGACAAGTCCAGGGCAATCAGTTATTAAGAATATCAAGTCTAGTACATTCCTACCAGGAGTATTTAGAAGTGACTTAAATGACAAATGGTTAGATGGCACCATGGATCTAATGATTAGCAAAGGCAAACTTGAAGATGTAGATCACTTTGTTGGTAGCCAAGATGGCAATACTGTTAATAGTATTAGTGATGTATATTTAGATACAGTTAACCTTAGACATTTACAGCCTACTATATATTCATCAAACGACGATAGCAGTGTTAACAAACACATTAGTTGGAATCAAATTAAAGACAAAGTAGATATTGAATTTAACGAATACGATTATAACTCAGCATATAGTACAAGAACATATGTTTTTAATCCACCAGTTGACATTGATAAACTAGTTAATTATAACAACTATTATTGGGCTAGTGGTATGGGACCAGCGTTGATAGTAAACAATACTGATACTAATTATAATCCTGTAACAGATTTAACAAACCGTATTACTGCCACTATTCCTTATGAAGTAGTTATAAACAACACAGTTGTTGTAAAACAAATGCAATTATGGAATGGCATGAGATTAGAATTTAAAGGAACTGGTTACGATACTAATATCCAAGCAACTAGTTATATTGTAGCAGGCGTTGGGAATAAAATTAAATTCATACCAATTAAAGAAATGTATTATGCATCTCCGCATGCTAGCAAAGTAAGTGGCAAAACACTTCCTTATGAAGACAAACATTATACAGTATGTAGTTTAGATGACAAATATAAATCAAGTTGGACTCGTGCCAATCGTTGGATTCATCATAGTGCATTAGAAGAAATGCAAACCGCTGATGATAGTTTTAATATATCTGATTGGGGCAATGAAGGTCGTAGAGCCAAACGTCCAATCATTCAATTTGATAGAAACTTGCAACTTTATAACTACGGTTATGATATCAATCACGGCGTGGTTGATTATTTAATCAGTAGTAAATTACTTGAAACTGGTGTGCAACTACCAAATGATGGATATTACTTAGCAGGACAACATGGACTGTCTACTGGCGACACTGTAGTTATAAAAAACACAGACACACAATCATCATTTAATAAGATTTTTGAAGTTAGTGGCAACCAAATTATTCCAATTGCTGGCGCTACATTAACTAACGGACATTACTTTACAGTGGGAGAAGACTACTATAATGTAGATGCTATACACAGATTCCACGATTACTATTGGCAGGATGATGTTCTAGTATTAGCACAAACAAAAACAAGCCAGGGCGATATGCCATTGTTTGAACTTAGCGACCACATGGGCACCCTTTTAAGTACGTATAACAATACTACATTTACTGGTAACCGTGTATTTGGATATAAAATTGGAACTGGCACTGTTGATCCTGAATTAGGATTTGCTCCAGTTATAAGTACATCAGGTGTTAAAAGCGAGCATGTATTAGAAAACGTTATTGATACAGAACGTTATACATACTTGGAAAAGCAAAATAATACTGAAACTAAAATACTAGGAAACTATTATGCAAACTATGGTCGAGGTGAACGTATAGCTGCAAACTATGTAGCTAGTGACTTCCCATTACAGTCATCAAGTAAAGTACAAGTTGTTGGAAATGGAACAGAAGATATCGTTGTCCCTCTTCCAAAATCATCTTGGAAGCCTGATGTTTATTATGACTACTTTAAAGCTTTAGATGAACTAGCCGTAACAAAAGTAATTAACAATAAAACTTATAACACACAAGTTACTGCAACCCTAATGTTAGAACAAAACGTTACTCATGAATTTAAAGATTGTAGTCCAGATCAAAGTTTGAGTTTTATCGATCCAGGTAGTCAAGCTACATTTGCTCCTCACCCTTCACGCCCCAATGTTTGGGAAGTTACATTGCCAGATGATACTGGATATGTAATGTTCTATACAGATGGCACCAGAAAAAATAAAATTATCAGTGCTAGTAAAGATATTATTGATAGCACACACTTAAAAGTTTATTCAAATGGACAACAATTAGACCTGGCTGATAAAGTTTTAATTGACAGCACCAATGTAGATATTGTTGAAAGACAAGATGATCAAATTGTAATTAAAGCAGATCAATTAGGAGAAGGCGATGAGTTTATTATTGATGTTCAGTATGTGGATAACAATAGTGTAACTACACAGCCAAGAATTTTAAATCACAATCCAAGTAATGAAAGAATTATTGAGTTTACTATTAGTGAAACATCAGCACACTGGAAAAGTTTAATTGCAAATCAACCTGGGTTCCACGGATCTCCAACTGGTAAAAATAATTACGATATCATTCCTAAAATTAATAACATTGGTGGCGAAATTTATATTAGTGACGGGGCAAGCATTATACAAGACTACACTACTGTAGACTATAATATTGATTTAACAGAAGCACTAAAAAACCAAGCAACTGAATGGTGGAGTTTACGCAAAAGAGTAGTATCGCATGCAAAAAAACTATACAAGACAAACAGTTATACTAGCACCCGTGCGCTAGTTAATGATGTGTTGGACGTTTTAATTAGTGGACAAATTGGTAGCCAACTGCATAAAAAATCAAGTATGTTATTTAAAGATACTACAGTTAAACAAGACTTTATATATGATACAGTTGGACAAAGTTTTATAACTAAGTTTAATTATGATGAAGATACATTTAGCGTGGATCATATTAATGTTTATCTTATAGACAATGCAATTGGAAATAATAATGGTATACAGCGTTTGCTAAAGCGTGATGATGAGTATACAATATCAAATGGTATGCTGACAGTTAATGCTTCTTTTGTTCCATTCACAAGTGGTGATACAAATGTTCGAGTGGAAGTATATAATCATGGAAGCCTAGAAGATAGTTATATTCCTGCAAGTATTACAAAATTAGGTCTTGCAAATTTAGTACGTCCACAAATTATTGATAATGTACTATATTGTCACGATGGTTATACTATTGATTTTAGTGATGCATCTACAAATGACCCAGATGATATTTTTGGTCCAAACTATAATCCAGTACTTGCTGTACTGTATGATATTGAAAAGAAAGTTTGGAACGGCATCAATAAAAAAGTAGATCACTTAACTGACGCAACGCATTTTATGCCAACAATGAATCATTCATTATGGTATACACATACTACTATGGACGAATATGTTGAAAGATTCTTTATGGATTGGCAAACAAAAACTGGAAATACAGATTTACAATCAGAGAATTATTACGATCCAACCGATGATAAAACTTGGAATTACACTGGCATAGTTTTACCAGGAAAGTTTGAAGAACAAGAAGCACCAGGGCATTGGAAAGGTATTTACCATATGTTATTTGGTACATGTATCCCGCACCTTACTCCTTGGAATATGTTAGGATTTGCTATTAAGCCAACCTGGTGGAATACACATTACAGTTGGACTGATAGTATAAAACGTGCAGCATTACTAAATGCATTAGAGTACGGTATTATTAGTGAGCCAGGTACGCCTGTTAAACAAAGATTAATGTTTATGCGTAGTAGTTGGGATTGGGCTTCTAAATGTCCAGTTAAAGCAGATGGAACTCTAGAAGAAATAAGCACAGTATTAGGTACGCCATTAGAAAAATATAAACCATTTGTATTTGGTGACTGGGGACCAACTGAGTACGAGTGGAGACAATCACCACTAGGTCAAGCAGCAACGATTGATGCAGTAATAAAACTTAACCCAGCAAGAACTGCGCCAGCAGTATTCCAGCCTGGTTACTTCCATGATACACAAACTGTTGATTTAAGTATGATTAATAACTTAGATAAAACTCAATTCTCAAACAAGAGACTTACATATCACGGCAGTACATATGGCAAGCAAGTACAAAATATTAAAGTAACACACCAAACTGGACAAATTCCAGAAGGTACTCGTGTTAGTATTATTGGAACAGATGAAAAAGTAACGGCGTTAGCTGACATTAATTTAGACAGCAATGGTAATATTTTAAGCTTGTCTGTTATACGAGCAGGCAGTGGCTATACAAGCACACCAAATGTAACACTTGTTTATCCTGATTCATATACACCTCCAGTAAGTGCTGAAGGATTTAAAGTTTGGCCATCAATAGGATTTAGTGTAACACTTAGAGAAAACTTTAAGTATAACCTTGGTATTGACCAAGTATTATATAATTCTAACCAAAGAAATAGAAATAGCGAAGTTATTGGATCAACGTTTAATTCATTAAGCACCCGCTTACTACAGCCACTTAATGGATTTACAGATAAGAATTTAATTAAGATTAAATCTGAAAGTGGAACAAACGGAAGATATACTTTGGGTGTTAGAGATTATCAAATAACAATGGCAGGCGGGTTACCTGAACTATTATTGTTGGTAAGTGATATCAAAATTAAAAAAACAGACAGTGGATATATTGTAGATGGATATAGTAACCATAGGCAAGAATTCTTATTTTATGAACCATTAGAGACACAACAGTTTGATTTTAACTTAGTTGAAATTGCAGACGGTGTAAGTATTAAAAAGTATAATGCATTTAATACAACTGCAAGTGTAATGAAATTTGGAACAAAAATAGCACGTATACAAGGCGTGTATGATTTTATCAGAGGCTACTACGAATACTTAACATCGTATGGTCTAGATACAACTAAAGTATCAGGACTAGGGCGTGCAAATGAATTTGCTGCATGGGCAGTAGTTTCAGACTTAGACCAGACATTTGAAACTAAAGTAACATCAACAGTTACATTTACAAGCACAACACATTCAGTTTTGCCTTTCAATAGTTTGCCAGGTGGATCAAATGATATTATGATCATGGATGAAAATGGCAATATTACACAAGGCGACTTTGGTGATTTATGTATTACTAGAATTGCTAATCAATTGACAATACACCCACAGGGTACTAACCCATTAGCTGCAGAGCCAAGCGAAGGCATTGTATCTGTTATTAGTTCAAGTACAATTTCAAATAGCCAAACACAAATTGGTTCAATACAAAGTGCAGACACTGTAACAAATAATGTAAATTCAGGACGTGTTGTAAGTTTAAATCTTGCACTAACAAGATATTATCATAGTGTATTATTTAATAACAAGACACAATTTAACGAGACAATTTTTAATCCAATAACAAGTTTACGCCAGCGTAGATTTAAAATTGTAGGACAACGTACATCAGCATTTGATGGATCTAAGTCAGCACCAGGATATTTGATTGGCGAAAATACAATCATACAAAACTTTGATACAGTTGCGGATAGCATGAGTGATCTTTATGATTTTAATGTAACTAAGTTTAATAAAGATATCCATAGTGCTGAAAGAATCACATTAGGTATACATGCACAGGATTGGATAAAACAATTAGATCTGCCAGACAATGTTATCAATAAGTTTATGCAAGGCGTTTTGCGTCACAAAGGCACAAACAATAGTGTTGATAAATTTAATCGCGGCAACACAGTTAACAGAGGAACAAGCACAGTTAATGTAACAGAAGATTGGATGTTTAAATCATCGCAGTTTGGTGATAATACTAGAAGCGAAGCTATCGAATTAATTATCAACGATAGTATGTTAGAAAATGACAACGTACTAATTAACTTATCAGACATAAGCAATGTATTTGTAAATAAAAAATCAGACTTTTCATTCCCTGTTGAAACTAGACCACTAGTAACACAAATTAGAAAAGGTGGAGATGTATTAGACACTGAGCATGATTATATTATTCAAAATGTATTAGAGATAGATCAAATATATAATAATTACACAACTGATTTTGCCGCCGTGGAAACTTGGAGTAATACAAAATCATATAACCATGGAGAAGAAGTTAGATACAATGGTTCGAAATTTAAATTAGCCATTGACAAGTTAGCCTATAATCCGTTCAATGACCTTATTACTGAAACTGGTACTGTGAATATTAGTAATACTGACTTTAGTTATCGTAATGCTTCAGATCCAGTACCAAGTGCAATCATTGAAGGACATAGTTTCTGGTGGGATAGAACTACAACAACTTTCCCAAACATTACAGCAACAGGCAACACTATTATTAATCAAGTAGCTAACCAATTTACTATTGGAATAGACGGAATTAATATTACAGTCAGTAACATTGTTCCTACTAGTGTATTAGATACTACAAAATATAACAACGGGTTGCCTTACAGTGAACAATTAGTTCAACATGATCAGAACGCAGATGTACGTAACTTAACATTAACAATTGATAATACAGATATACTATTGGAAGATTATGGTTCTGAGATATTTAATTTACAAGAGGTTCCAGATCAAACACAAACATTTACAGGAGATGGATCAACTACCGTATTCTCATTTACAGTACCAGCAGGTGTTGATCAAGTTACAAGTGATATTGGAATTATAAGTTATGCAGAACAGTTATTAACTGTTGAGATTGATGACATCGATGAAAATGGATTACCAATTGTACGACCAATGACTAATTTAGAAAGTGCAACTATCACATTTGAAATGTTGCCAGTAACTGTGTTAACTAAAGTTACATTAACTACTGAGCAATTAGCTGCGGCTATTAATTTAGTGCCTAATGTTGATACGGAAATAACTCTTACTAATAAAATTATTATTAGAAAAGATATTGAAGTAGCAATGACTATTGATGGCGACGGAACTACAATAACAAACATAGTACCAGGTACGTATAGTCCACAATATGTTTTAGAAGCAACGCCAACTCCAATGGATATTAGTTACATTGTAAACTTTATTGACAACTATTTAACTACAAACGGTATTGATGAATATGCTATTAGTGCCACATCAGGAAATAATCTAGAGATTGCAAAATTAAGTGTAGAAGCTGGTTTATCTGCAGGTAGTATAATGACTATTACAGATAACTCTAATGTATTTGGAATTGCTGGAGTTTATAATATTGGGCCAACTAATATTGATCCTAGACCATCTACCGCAGCTGAAGTAGTAACACAAATTACAGAAAGAAATATTACAGGCGTAACTGTAGAAATTATTAATAACCGAATTGTAATTAGTAAATTAGTATCAGTTGGACCAACTTTAGATTTAGGCGACAATGATTTTAATCAAGAAGCTGGTATATCAACAGGTATACAGGGAGTTGGAAATTTCCCACCTGCTGAATTTAATTTAAGTGATTGGACAAACGTAAGTGCTACAGACGATGCACTAGTTAGTACATGGGTACTAAACGATATTAACATCAAAGATGGATCTACAATTACTCGTGCTAACAGCTGGAATGTTTTAAACACACAACGCACAACACGTTGGGCAGAGATTGATGCAGGCGATACAAGTACTGATGGTAACGATGCAAAAGTTACACTAAAGAGTTTTGAGGGATTGAGTTCACCGCATAATGTTCGTGCAGGCGACTTTGTTATGATTTTAAATTCAACTACATTGCCAACGACTGATGGCATACATGAAGTTACATCATTAGATACACAGGATCCAGCAGCTTTTTATATTGATAGATATATTGAAGACAGCGGACGTGCTGAAGAAATATTTATTATTCGTAATGCACGTTTTGCTAATGAAGCTGCAATGCGTATTGCAATTGCTGACACCGTAAACTATAACTTTAAAGATGGCGACATTTTGTGGGCATCAAATTATGATCAAGGTAGTGCTGTTTGGGAATACAATGCAGGTGAAGTAACATTACTTAGAAATATATCTACATCAGTAGACAACACTGGTTTTGAAAATGTCAAACTATACAATGGCGAGACACAAAAAACAATTAGAGAATTAGAAGTATACGATCCGATTCAAGGTATTATTCCTGGCATTGCAGAAAAAGAAATTGACTTTAGATATCCAACAGATGTTGCCGTGTATAACATGAGTAGCGACACAGCATATGATACAAATCAAAGAAGTGCTTGGGGCGATGAGCATGTAGGCAAGCGTTGGTGGGATACATCAAGTGTTTTCTATTATGACTACAAACAAGGCGATGCAGCATATGCAAGTAAGATGTGGGGCAAACAAATTCCTGGATCAAGTATTGATGTTTATGAATGGATAAAGTCATCAGTAACGCCAGAGAGCTGGGCTGACGAAGTTAAAGCTGGAAATGATCAATTTGGATCTCCAGCATCAGGCGAAGCATACAGAGTGTTTGATAATGCTAGTGCCGTGTTCTTGGATTATTATACAGAAGAAACATACTGGAATGATAATTTTAATAGATACGATAGTGTATATTACTTCTGGGTTAAAAACAAAATAACTATTAGTAGCAACGGCAGAACATTATCTGCATTTGATATTAGTAGAATTATTTCTGATCCAAGTGCAAATGGTATTAGTTGGGTGGCAGCAGTAAGTTCAACGCAACTAATTATGAATAGTGTTAAACAATATATAACAGATAGTACAACTGTTGCACAACTTAATATTAAGCCACAGGGAATTGGACACAGTTCATGGACTAATATTAGTGAGGGCAGCGACTTAATTCCTGACTACTATTACACCGCACTTAACGATAACTTGGTTGGTGTACAGAAAGAAACTGGAAATATTCTTCCAGATCCAATCTTACATCCATACAATCGCTATGGCGATAACAGAAGCTTTGAATATATCTATCCTGGACGCAAGCACAGCCAAGCATGGTTTAAAGATACAAAAGATGCTAGACGTGAAGCAATTAGTATTATCAATAGCTTGTTAAAAAATCAGAACTTAGTAGACAATTTAGCAAATAAATGGAATAGAATTATTACTAAAACTTTCTACACAATTCCAACTAATGCAAAACTTGATACTACATTCCCAATTATATATCAACCAGGTGATACATTCACAAATACAGATACAAACGTACTTTATATTTGGGACGGAAGAATTTGGAGAACAGATGACTCTCTAGCATCACCTACAGAGTATTCTGGAACTGAATTCCCAGTACAATACAATAGTTATTATAATACAGAAACAGAAATATTATATAGAAACAGTGGCACTGAATGGTACCAAGATGCTGGTTGGGATATGAACCTTACATGGCAATGGACATCATACGTTAACCCATTGAAGACAGAAGATTTAAGACCTAGTATTACGGTTGCTTCAAAAGCTGAATTAGAACAAGTTGATAAAACACAGCATGAAGTTGTACTTTTAAATTCAGGATTTAATTCGCAAAGCAAACGTATTAGTGATGAAACTTATTATCTAATTGAAGGCGAATGGGTTTTAATGGAAAAAACATTTGCAACTATCGAATTTAATGACCTAGTGTGGAACATTAATACATTGTTCAACTGGGACATGCAATCTTGGGAAGGCATTTGGGACTTTGATCCAAGTCAGTTTATGAGTTGGATTATACAATCATGTCGCGAAGATCTGTTTATTGAATCATACCTAGTTAACTTTAACAAAATGTTCTTTGGTATGGTACATTACATTGCAAGTATACATAACCAAGTAGATTGGTTCTATAAGACAACTTATATTAAGTTAAATGTAGATACTAATATTGCAACTTCAAATAATACTACCAAGTTGCCACGCAGATACTATAAAGGTAACATTGATGTATTACAAGGGTATATTAATGATATTAAACCATTCCATACAAAAATTAAATCACAAGTTGATATAAGTCGTATTAGTGAAAAATTTAACCTAAGTATGGACGATTCACAGAATAGTAGTAAATCTATTACAGTTAAATACCACGATAGTCCTACAGATAATTGGACAGGTTGGCAACTGACAGATGGCGTAATTGATACACTAGATGTATACTCTTCAACATTTACAGATACAAATGCTGACATAGTAACTGGTGGATCATTTACTGATACTGAGGGACTTGCATATGGCGGAAAATTCCTAGACCCAGGCAACTTTAGTATTGAGACAAGTAATTTACGTAGAATGAATTTTGCTGCTCTAATTAGAGAAGCTGTTAGTATTACAGTCAATACAAATACATCAGGAGATGTTGTAGACAGTAATTCAACAGTGCATGTTTATATTACTGGATTAGATAATACGGCTGCTGTTTTTGAGTTGACAGTTAGTGAAACTTCTACTATAAGTAATAGTATAAGTAAAGCAGATAACATTATAACTGTCGCAGATAGTAGTATGTTTAATACTAGACCTGATGGCGGAATTGCATTTATAAACGGTGAAATTATATCGTACACCGCCGTTATAGGCAATACTTTACAAAATGTACAACGTGGACATGGTGGATCAATTGCACTTGAACACGCTGCTGGCACACAAATTATTGACATTTCAGACGCATCAATTTTAGCAACAGATATGTATCCATGGGTAAGCATTAAAGATCCAGTACCACATCTTCCAATACTTGGTCCAGTAAGTTGATCATGGTGGTTTTGATATGCATAAATACAAATAGCGGAGAACTATGACAAATGACAAATTTATTAGACAAATCAAGTCTTGAAATGGATGGACATGTTTTAATTAAAGACTTTGATACAAACGAAGTTTTATTAGACAAACACAATGCCATTAATTTTGAGAACATGAGCGTAGCACTAGCCAATGCAATTGCAGTGGGTGGAGCAGGCATCGAAGGCATTGCCTATGGTAATGGCGGTACAACTATTGATAGTGTAGGTAATGTAATTTACAATACACCAAATGTAGATAGCACAAACGGAAGTTTGCATGCACAAACGTATCCAGAAACTGGAGCCAAAACAGTAACAACAGGAAATGATGTGCTTAACAGTATATCGGTACAGCCAACACCAGGCGAAGCACAAACTGACATTGTTATTACAAGTACACTTACTTACGGTGAACCAGCAGGACAGCCTCTAACTGATACTGGCACAAATAGTGAATCAGAATTTATTTTTGATGAACTAGGTATTGTTGTTGGTACTGACGAGTTAACACAAAAATTTGTTAGTCATATTATTTTCCACCCAATCGAAAAAAGTGCAAATAGACAAATTCAAGTCATTTACACTCTTAGAATAACGGCAGGTAACTAACATGGTATATAGAGTAAATCATTATGATCCAAACACCCCGCCAATTGACGTACAGGACGCAACGCTAAACACAGAAACTTATTTAACATTTGTCGGTAAGAACTGGTATGGCTATGGCGAAACAATTGCTGAAAATCAATTAAACTTATTAGAGAACTTTGCATATACATCTACATTGGATAATCCGCATCCACCAGTAGCAAATGCATTAGCAGGTCAAATATATTATAATAAAAACAATGAAGTTTTCAATTACTTTAACGGAGTAAAATGGAATCAAATGCCTGGCTCAGCTGTGAAAACTATTGAAGTATTAGACACAGACGGCGCTTTGCACAGTGTTAATGTAGTATATGATTCAGATCAAATCGTAATGATCATCTCCGCAGATGACGACTTTGATGTAAATCTTCTTGAAACATTAATTCAACCAAACTTTACAACTATTGGTAAAGGTATTACATTGTCAAGCGAAGCAGGTTATAAACTGCATGGTGTTGCCACGACAGCACAGTATGCGGATTTGGCAGAGATGTATGTAGCTGATGCTCCGTATGAGCCAGGCACAGTACTAAAAATTGGAGGAGAAGCTGAAGTGACACAAACTACATCAGCATTTTGTCCTAGTGTTTTTGGTATTGTTTCAACTGATCCAGCTTACTTAATGAACAGTAAAGCTGAAGGTACTACAGTTGCAGTAGCATTAGCAGGCCGTGTGCCTCTAAAAGTTATTGGTCCAGTTGTAAAAGGACAGCGTTTATTGGCAAGCGAAGAACCAGGTGTAGCTAGAGCTCCAACGGACTATGAAATGCAAGAGTATATGGATTGGTATCGCATCGTTGGCAGAGCTTTGGAAGATAAAACATCTGAGGGAATAGGACTTGTTGAAGTAGTAGTTGGAGCAAAATAACAATGGCTACTCCACCAATTGGACAAAATAATTTAATTACATATGAACAGTTCAATGAACTGCTTACTATGTATAACTCCTATTGGGCAGACGATAATACACAATTCAGATTACAAGATTTAAATCCATCATCAAAAGAATTAATTAGAACTGGTTGGGGCCAAGATGATGTTGAACCACAAAGCGTAAATGAAGCAACAATCATTTTAGCTGAACATGCCAATCAGTTAGTAGCTCAAATCAATGCTGGGCTAGCTCATATGAGTGCAGATGGCGAAGCTAACCCTTTATCTAAATTTAAAGATCCTAGAAAGTTCAGTGATGAGTATGGCAACGTAACACATGAAATTATTTTCGCTCAAGCATTAGAATTAGTTAAGCAAAAAATTGAAAGTATTGAAGCTACAAAGAATGATCTTAATCCTGCATATGCAGATATGGATGTGGATGTGGTTGTAATTGATGCAATTGACTTTGATTTTGACACTACTACTTCAGCAGGAGTTGTAGCTAAATTTAGCGACTACCAAGAAGCAAGATATTTTTTTAACGGCGGCGGTCAAATAATTTTTAACTTAGGTGAGAGTGTAGGCGAAAGTAGCCGTGGCTTTGCTTGGGCAGACATTTTACAAGGTACTGGCACTATTAAATTTGGTGCTAACAACGTAACAACTGATGGATATGTAAATCCAATTATGTCATTAGGATTTTATGATTGTAACCCAAATGACCGCACAAGAGTATTTGAAGTTGCTACTGGTAGTGGTGGCGGTGAGTATGCTGATGAGTATGGTATTGGTGGTGAGTACGACTCAGCTAAGATTAGATTGTGGGCAAAAGTCGTAGAGCTTGCTAACAATGAGATTGATATATTTTTAGAAGTAGAGCTAGTTGATCCTGACGATGGCATTAGCGCACACTTAGACTTAATATTAGAAGTAGGTGTTATTGTTCCTGATACAGCACCTAAAACAGCACAAATTGATGCCGGTAATGCTACTACTACATATGCAGACTTACCACAGCAACCAGTAACACCTGAATATCCTCCAGTATCACAACCATATGCTGACCTTTATGCAGATCCAGGTTATGTAGAACCAGGTTATGTACACGGGGAATTAGATCCTGAAACAGGACTGCCATATAGAGATTCTAACGGAGATTTTTTAACAAGGCCATTGTACTATCAGTACGAGGCTCGCATCGGACCAGCATTAGTTGAATACTATGATTGGAACGGAGTAACTAACACTACACCATATACCTTAGAAGGATATGTGGAACCTGGGTATATAGCAGACCCATAACAAAGATAGGAGGCTTAAGATGCCAACAACACAAAAAGGCCTTAACGGCCCAGCATTATCACATGCACAGATGGACGAAAACTTTACACTAGTAGATACTAATGAAGCTGCCATCACGGATTTAACAGCAAGAGTTACTGCAAATGAAGCTCAAGAGATTACTGGTGAACTAACTTTTGGTAAGCTCACCACTAATAATGTATTTTCACCATATGTTATAACTGATACAATTAAAGGAACAATACAAGATTATCCTGCCAACAAAAACGCAAATGGCGACTACGAAAAAATTATCTATAGTAACACAATACTCAGATATACCAGTGGCGGTAAACTTATGTTAACTTTCATCAATAATTCTGGTGATACTCCCTACTACTTAACAAATGAGTATGTGTTTAGTAGAGCTGACTCGGATGGAAACTTTAACGTTAGTAGTCCAACAACAGTTGGTAGTGCTGTACTACTAGATAGTATCACTATCACAGAAGTAACTGTAGGATCAGAGGTTAAATTAGAAGTTACACTAACAGCAGCAGATGTTGCACCTAATAACTCTACGCTTACTGTAGTAATAGGTCAAATTACATACACCAGTGTACCAATTTTAGTCACAGTGAGTGGTTACTAGTCTATAAATAGTAGTAACAGAAAGTTATTACTATGGCAATGAACCACCAACCAAATAAAAAAGACAAAGAAACAGAAAAATTAGTAGCGGCGTTCCTGAAAAAGGGCGGCGCTATTAAAAAAATAAAAACAAAACCAATGCCAAGTGAGCTTAATATAAGCAACAACTCTTGGAATCAAAAATTAACCAAAGCAGAAAAACAAGCTCGCGAAGGCGACGCTGACGTCAAGGATGATAAGCCTAAAGACGAATAATATCTTCTTGACAAAAAACAATCACTAGTATATTATAGTAGTAACCATAACGGAGACATCTATGGACGAACGACTAACAAAAGCACTTGAGTTTGGAAACTACAGTGCAACTATTGCAAATCAAAAACAACTTATTAAAAATAGAGTTAAACAGTTGACAACAGTACACCACAACAATGGTGTTTTTTATGCTGATACATCTACAATATCATTTGTACAAACATTAATTGCTAATGGTGCAACTGGAAGTATTATTGTTGATACAAAAGAAAATCCAATTCGTATCACTAGCTTGGTAGAGTTTCAAGAAACATTATTGTCAGCATATAACGATGCAATGAATGAATACGAAGCTGAGTTTGAAAAACTCAAGAAGGTTCGTAACCTTAAGAAACTAATGGACTGGTAAATGACTGAAGGCGTTTGCTTTTTTGCATACAACAATGAACATATTGACTATGTCAAGTTAGCGTTGTTTGCAGCTAAGAAAGTTAAAAAATATTTAAATCGACCAGTATGCTTGATTACAGATCAAGGTAGTTGGGATTGGCTTATTGAAAGTCACGGCAATGCTGAGATTAAAAAATATATTACAGACGTAGTAGTTACTGATGATGAGCTAGAGAAAAATACTCGCAATCATTATGATAGTCCTTGGACACAATTCAATGCACAATTTAGTAATAGTAATAAACATAAAGTATTTGAATATACTCCTTACGAAAAAACATTGCTATTAGATATTGATTACATTTTAAAGTCAGACTTCCTCGAACATGCGTTTACAAGTTATACTGGTGTATCAATGTTTGACGATGCTATTAGTATGCGCAATTGCCCAATGCATATGCATGAAAGACGTTTGTTTATACATGGCATTAAAATGTGGTGGAGTACTGTAGTATACTTTGATCAAAGTGAAACAAGTAAACTATTTTTTGATACTTGGGAATATGTCAAAGATAATTATGACTATTATAAATTCTTATATAACTTTCCTGGAGGCATGTACAGAACAGATTTTTGTGTAAGCATAGCTGCACACATTATGAACGGCATGGCAACAGGACAAGAGATAAACAACTTTGGCGGCATACCAATGCAAAACTTATCAGGCAAGGATGATATTGTCGACAGTTTGGATGATGAAACTTGGATTGTATTGTCACATGATCCAAAAGAGAATTGGAAAAATATTATGGTTAGGCATGAAAAAAGTGATGTACATTGTATGAACAAACGAGCATTAGATAGAATTATCGTAAAATATGCGGAGCAAACAGATGATACCTGATAAAGGATTTATTACTATTGCTACTACAAAACAACAACAGGTAGCCGCGGCTACGCTAGCTAATAGTATTAAGACATACAACCCAACAGCTAGTGTAACAATGGTTGTACCTTCATTAGCTGGTGTATTATCTCATCATGAGTATGCATTTGATTACATTGTAGAATTTCCGTTTACTAGTACGCAAGAAACAAGAAGTAACGACTGGCAACTATACTGGGCATCGCCATATGACAATAGTATCTTTATTGACTGCTATAGTGTATTGTGTAATGATATTAGTTATACGTTTGATTATTTAATGTATTCTTATAATGTATGTTTACTTAGCACCTTCGCACGTTTTAATAATACTCAATGTTTGGATATTGGTGAAACATATTATAGTGCAAACAAAAAACACACAGTCAATTCAAATATCTTTTTCTTTGACAAGAGCGAAGAAAGTTTAACATATTTTAAAATGGCTGACCCACTAATGCAAAACTGGCGTGATGCATTTAAAGCATTAGTAGATCCTATCTTTACGGATGGAACCTATGACACACATTTAATGCACAGGCTTGTTATTGATAGCTTGGGCACCACCAGTAATTATATAAACTCTAAATATGATTTTGTTAATAATATTGACATGCAACGTGAAACACATCGCATGCTCAAGTCAGAGACAATAACTAATAGTTGGCTAGAGAAATTAAATTATTGGGTGATACCAGAAGGCAGAGTTAAAGTACAAAACTTTACAGTCAACAGTGTACTAACGTATGCTGATATAAATTTTATAACGGACGAAGTATATGGAACTTTTAGGAATACCGCAGCAAAGAGAAAAAGCACAGTGGTGGATAAAGTATGACACTAATACTGGTAGGGTATATAGGATAAGTCCTAATCCTATCACTAGGGTCAGAAAAAACCAAGATACATTTATTACTGAAGATCAAGATCTAATCTTAAAGATGATTGATGGGAAAGTAAACATTAAGACTTGCAGTGTGGCTCGTGACATTGACACAGGTAAGTTGCATGTTGTTGAGCGTTCTAACAAATTAAATTTAAAACGTCTAAGTAGTCAGATGTTTCAAATATATCCTGGCGCCCGTAGTAAACAAGATGTGTTTGTTGAAATTTTCGTTGACAGTCATATACTAGAGATTAGTATTAACATCGAAAGTATCAAGCGTAATATGAACTTGGGAGACATTCACGAAGTAACAAATACAACTGGTGCTTTAATGGACATGTATGTTACTGAAAAGAATGACCCTGATAAATTAATTGCACAGATTGAAATAGATCCAAAGTTATTGTTCAAGCAAAAAATGTTGCGTGTACAATTAACTGATATTGATTATGATTTATCTAACATTAGTATTTTTACATGTCCAATATTTAAAACGTATGCGTATACTGTTAGTGAGAAAGATGTTCGAGAAGGACGTCCAGTCAGCGACGATAAATATATACAGCAAGTAACAAATGAAGATGATCAAAAGCATCTGAGCATGCGTTACGATGGTAAGTATATTAAAATTAACTCAAGTTTAATCAATAACGAAAATTCAAACGTACTAGGTGGAAATAAACACTTACATTTTTTAGTATGTGACAGTATAATAGATAATGTTATAGGTGGATTTCAGATTGAATCTGATCAAATAATTAACAAAAATAATGTAAGGGCTAAGTTGGATTTTAAAATGCCAGCACGTCCAATAATTTTATACAAGTGTGAAAACTTGTATGTCAACTATATAGGGAGAGTAGATTAATGTCAAAAACAAGCATTAATGAATTTGATATTGTGTTCATAAGTTACGATGAACCAAATGCAGATGAAAATTATTCAGACTTACTGGATAAATGCCCGTGGGCTAAACGCAGCCACGGTGTAGAAGGTAGTGACGCAGCACACAAAGCAGCAGCTATGATGGCAGAAACTGATCGTTTCATCACAGTAGATGCAGACAATATTGTTGACCCTGCATTTTTTAATGTTGAAGTAGACATGGATAAGATTGGCGATACTGATGTTATCAGTTGGGCTGGAAAGAATGAGATTAATGGTCTTGTATATGGCAACGGCGGCATCAAGTGTTGGCCCAAACCAGTTGTTATGAATATGAAAACACATGAGAACGCAGACCCTGACAATGCAGCTGCACAAGTAGACTTTTGTTGGAACATCAATTACGTACAAATGAATAACATCTATTGTAATGTATTGAACAATGGTAGCCCACTACAGGCTTGGCGTGCAGGCTTCCGTGAAGGTGTTAAGATGGGATTGGTAGACGGCGATGTAGTTGATCCACGTAACTTGGAAAAGAATGTACACGGCAAAAACTTCCAACGGTTGCTAACTTGGATGACAGTAGGCGAAGATGTTACTAATGGAATTTGGGCTACATATGGCGCACGTCTAGGATGTCACATGACAAACGTGGCACGTGAAAGTTGGGACTGGAAAGAAGTACGTAACTTTGAATGGCTAAACAACTTCTTTAATACACAGGTAGCCCCGCAGTTTGAAGGCGACGACCAAATGTGTGTACGCACAGGCATGCGTTGGGACTTAGAGAAGATTCAGGAAAAGACTTTTGAATTGGGTCGTGACATTCGTCAAGACTTAAAGTTAGACATTGCTGACATTGGCGCACAAGGAAGTAAATTTTTCAAACGTGTGTACATTAATCCTAGTCGCATGGCTCCACAAATTAGAGAAGACCAAGTAGAGAACTCTATCGAATGATAAAAGCAATACTGGCATGTGATCAAGCCTGGGGCATTGGTAAAGACGGTGACTTGCCTTGGCCCAAGAATTTGGATGATCTAGCATGGTTTAAAGAATCTACTACCGGCGATGTAGTTGTTATGGGTCGTAAAACTTGGGAAAGTTTACCACGAAAGCCGCTGCCTGGTAGGACCAATGCTATTGTAACCACACAGCCTATTGAAAACGCTCTTGGTAATATTGTTGTAGACATTGATGGTTTACTAAAAATATTGCCACAGATGACGACCAATACACAAAACGTATGGATTATTGGCGGTGCTAGGTTAATTGATGGCCTATGGGATATTATTGACGAGATACATTTAAGTAGGATTGAAGGTACATATAACTGTGACACATTCCTACCAGAGAATAAAATACTTAACGATTTTAAGTTAAGTGAAGTACACGACAGTACGTTATATATCGAGACCTGGACTAAAAAATGAAAATATTAATTATGGGATTACCTGGCAGTGGTAAAACAACACTAGCCAAGCCGTTTGCTGAGTTGATAAACGGTGTTTGGATCAATGCTGATCAAGTTAGAAAAGAATATAATGATTGGGATTTCAGTCCAATTGGAAGAAATAGACAAGCATCTAGAATGAGATACTTAGCTGACGGTGTCGTTAAGGCAGGCAAGGTTGCAGTGTGCGACTTTATTTGTCCTACCATACTAACACGCTATGAGTTCAATGCTGACTATACAGTGTGGATGGATACTATTTCTAGAAGTGTATATGAAGACACAAATGATATGTTTGACCCACCACGTAATGTAGACTATCATGTAGAGGATTGGTTTGACAATGCCCACCAACAGTTGATGCCAGTAGTACAACGTTGGATGGAAATTAATGAAGTTTGACTATAAGAAGCCAACAACACAAATGCTTGGACGATGGCAACCATGGCACGATGGACACACTGCTCTTTTTAAAAAAGCACTTGAGGTAACCGGACAAGTTGCAATTATGATTAGAGATGTAGGCGGCATTGTAGGACAAGATGCTGGGGCAGGTAGAACTGCAACACAAGATGACAATCCTTTTAATGAAAAAGAAGTCATTACTAACATTAAAGCAGGATTACTAAAGCATGGATACAAGGCAGGGACTGAGTATATTATTATGGTAGTGCCTAACATCGTTGACATTAGTTATGGTCGAGGTGTAGGATACACATTTACTGAGCATGACTTGGGAACTGACATTCACGACATAAGTGCAACAAAGATACGTGCTAAACTTAGACAAGAAGGTAAATTATGATACAATACTTAGGCGCATTAAGATACATTAGAGACTTTGGAGAAGACGTTGATGACCGCACAGGGGTTGGCACACGTAGCGTATTTGGACACCAGATGCGTTTTGACTTGCGCAAAGGATTTCCAGCAGTAACAACAAAGAAACTTGCATGGAAATCAGTAGTAAGTGAATTGCTTTGGTTCCTTGAAGGATCAATCAACGAGCGTAGGCTTGCTGAAATTCACTTTGGTGACACTAAGGATAATCTTGTTGGTAAGAAGACTATCTGGACAGCAAACGCAGACAACCAAGGAGTCGCACTAGGACACTACAACAGTGATACAAATAAAGACTTGGGTCCTGTATATGGAAAACAGTGGCGTAATTTTGGTGGAGTTGATCAAATTGCAAATATCATTGATCAGATTAAAAACGATCCTGACAGTAGACGCATTATACTAAATGCATGGAATGTTCCAGAAATTGCAAAAATGGCATTGCCACCTTGTCACACTATGGCGCAGTTTAAAGTAATCAATGGCAAACTAAGTTGCCAGTTATACCAGCGTAGTGCTGATATGTTCTTGGGTGTGCCGTTTAACATTGCAAGTTATAGTTTGCTTACTCATATGTTAGCACAGCTATGCGACTTAGAGGTGGGAGACTTTGTCTGGAGTGGTGGTGATTGTCATATCTATCACAATCATTTGGAACAAGTAGAACAACAAACCGTACGTGAACCACAAAAACGTCCACAATTAATTATGCCAGAGTTTAAAACATTGGATCAGCTATTGACAACCAAGCCTAAAGAGTATATACTTGAAGGATATACGCCAATGGATACTATTAAAGCCCCTATGGCGGTTTAGGAGTCAAGTTGAGTAAACTAGACAAAATTAGTGATACTTTCTGTATATACCCTTGGATTAGTCTAATGGTTAATACAACAGGTAGTATTGACTTTTGTTGTATTGCCAAGCCTAGCCAATTGCGTGACCAAGATGGCAAAAAATTAGACATCAATACCACAAGTTTAGCTGAAGCCTGGAATAGTCAGGACATGCGAGACATCAGGCAAGCAATGCTTGATGGTAAAAAAGTCAGCAGTTGTAAGCATTGTTACTTACAGGAAGAAGTTGGCAAGAAAAGTTTCCGCCAGATGCACAACCAGGAATGGGAAGATCGTATTGGCTTACAAGAGATACAGGATCGTGTTAACGATAGTATTGATGCAGACATGGAAGTAGACAAGCCGCCAGTGTATTTGGATATGCGCTTGGGCAACTTGTGTAACTTGACATGTCGTATGTGCAATCCATTTAATAGTAGTCAGATTGCCAAAGAGTTTCAGAAAACAAAAGACACAGAAGAAAACTACACTGAGGTTATGGAGAAGACATTTGGCGAGATACCCGAATGGACTGCCAGCAAAGAGTATTTGACAAAGTTTGATAAACCAGACTTGTGGGATAACATCAACGAGTGGATGCCAACGTTGCGTAAAGTTTATATGACTGGCGGCGAACCTACTATGATTAAAAACAACATGGACTTCCTCAATCGTGCAGCTGAACTAGGCTACAGTAAAAACATCAATGTGTTTATGAACACCAACCTAACAAATGCCAATCGACGTTTTATTGAAAGCATTAGTAAGTTTGACGACTGTGACATCAATGCAAGTTTGGATGGCATAGGCGAAGTAAACAACTACATACGTGGTAGCCGCAGTTGGGATACCATAGTGCGTAACTACCGGAACATTCTTGAGTTACCCAATGTTAACAGTAACATCACACCAGTGCTGCAAATATACAATATAAATAGAATACACGAAGTACTGGAATTTGCACAAGAGCTTAGTGCGTCACGTGATCGTAGTATTGGTGTTGACATTTTAATCAACACACACCCTGTACATTTAGATATTAGAAACTTACCTGTTGAGTTGCGAGAGAGTGCAACTGAGCAGTTAACCAAGTTCAAAAACAGCAGTTGGTTGTATAGTGAGAACTGGTTGGTTAAAAATAGTATAGATGGCGTATTGGGATACTTGTCACAACCACAGTTGGAAAACTGGCATGAGAACTTAACAGACTTCCTCAAGTTTACTGGATCATTAGATCGTATGCGTAACGAAAACTTTAGCGCAATAGACAGTGAACTATACCAACAAATTGAGAGATTGGTCAAGGATGGATAAACTAACTGAAAAACATGGCAAAGGGTTTTGCATCCTGCCGTGGATCCACATGGCAAGCTATACTGACGGTACAGCATTGTTGTGTTGTCTTGCACAGCCTCCCAAGCACGACAAGCGATTAAACTTTAATGTGGCAACTATTGATGCTATATGGAACAGCAATTACTTTAAGTCAGCACGAGTGGATATGTTAGCTGGCAAACAACTGCCTGCATGTAAACATTGTACTCGTGAAGAACGAAGTGGTATTAGAAGCCATCGTATTAACGAAAACAATATCTGGGGTCAACAACTGGGAGAAGAATACATCCAGGACCTTATAGACAACACTGCTGATGATGGTCACTTGTCACAAGATGTAATTACACTGGACTTGCGTTTGGGTAACACATGTAATGTTAAATGCGTTATGTGTAGGCCAACAGACAGCAGCAAGTGGGTAAATGATGCCAAAGTACTAAGCCAAGTAGACAACGCTGAGATTGCTGGTGAGTGGCAGTGGAAAGTAGACGACCATGCAAGTGGAGAGTTTGACTGGGCCAAGGATGATGACTTCTGGAATGAGGAAGTAATGCCACTATTGCCCAACATGCGACACTTTATATTTGCTGGAGGCGAACCACTATACTTAAAGAACCACAAACGCTTTCTCAAACGTTGTGCTGACAGTGGCTATGCACATCAGATAGAACTACGCTACCACACAAACGGAACAATCATGCCTGATGACATTGTAGAGATGTGGAGCAAGTTCAAACGTGTGGAAGTTATGTTAAGTATAGACAACACTGGAGACAGAAACCATTGGCTAAGGTATCCCACGGACTGGAGTGCTGTTGAGCAAACAATTGACAAATTGGAAAATGCACCAGACAACATTGTGGGAAAGATACTGGGCACAGTACATGCACTTAATATATTCTACGTAGTGGAGTTTTGTGAATGGATTATGGCACAGGGCTATGAGAAGTTTGCAAGTCATCACGATGGTTTGTTCCATCCAGGTATACTACACTATCCACAATACATGAGTGCAAAGGTGTTGCCATTAACTACAAAGAAAATTATTACTGACAAGCTGAACAACTTTATGGCACAGTATCCTGACAATCCTACAGCACAGGAGTTTGCACAGCTATTGGACTTCATGAACAGTGAGGATCAAAGTCACAAGAACAACACACTACATGAGTATGTGAGACACATTGACAGACTGAACGGAACAGACTTTCCGTCAGCATTTGGGGAGTTTTATCAGATATGGGACTGAGTAATTTTAGAATTGATTTTGACAACCATGATTATATTGATGTTCAACTGGATACACCATTGAATACCAACCAAACACCCACCCTTGCCAATGAAACTTTGCATAAAACAATGGATGAAATGCAGATGGAACTGGACAGATTGTTAGATGCTGTCTATGATCGCAACTGGCCAGAGACAAATGTCAACTATTATGACGTATGTGGATACATTGCCAACGAGATAATCCATTATCCTGTGGTGTTTGAACGCCCACAGGTACGAATACATGACTATTTGGCTGGGGATGTTGAGTCTGATACTTATTTTAATTTACCCAAGTTACATATTGACATGTTTGTACAATACCAGTATCTTGTACAACAAGCACGTCATGAGGAAGCTGCTCCCCTTATAGAAGCGTTAAGTTACATAAAGAGACTTAGCGACATCGTATTGTTTAACAACAGCTATGATATAAACTTTGGCGGCGACTTTGTACAATTAACTGACCAGCAATTAGAAAACGATTTTAATTACGATATCAAGGGCGGAGACATACTATTGGGTGATCCAACATTGGGTATCTCACTGGGCTTGCGTACAATAGACTACCGTCGTAACCTGGGCTCAGTGGGAATAGTAACGCCCATGACATACCGCAACAACAATTTAACATTGTATTGTGGTCCTGACTTAACACATGATGAAGTTATGAAACGGGTCAAGCTACCACATCAGTATAGGAAATGGGGAACAAGCGTCAACGATTTACCCTATGGATATATAAAGGTTGGCAAGTGGACTAGCAATGCACGTCTGCCATATGGAGGTATTAAAAACTATGCTATCACTAAGTAAAGACACTGAACTGATTGAAATACTTCAGGATCACAACCGATACTTTCACATTAATTGGAATTTAACCAACACATGTAACTTTAGTTGCGAGTATTGCCATCCCTACAACTATAGCGGAAGCAGTCCTGATTTTGATATACAGCACTACAAAGACACAGTCACAAAGATTAAATCTAAATTAGACCCAGGAGAGACATTGGTAATCAGCTTTACTGGTGGTGAACCCACAGCACTTGATTTGTTTGAGGAACTGGTGGTATGGTTGTATGAAAACGATGTGCTGATAGGATTAACAACCAACGGCAGTAAAAGCATTGCGTTCTGGGAAAAGACCAGACACATGTATCGTTGGGTAAGCTTCAGCTTCCACAGTGAGAAGAGCAGTATAAAACACATGTTAAAGGTGATTGAGACACTGTGGCCTTATACAATGCTGAGTGTACGTGTTATGATGCACACCAGACAGGAATACTTTGACAAGTGTGTGGAGTTCTTTGACAGTATCAAGAACAACCCACAGCCCCAGAACTTGCACATAGAAAAGGTTCCAGTGGTTGATGATTGGTTAACTGACCATGAGAGCATGCACATATACACTCTAGCACAACAAGCATATATAGACGCGGATACCATACTGAGGTTTACTGATGAGCCTGTGGTGGACTTTGACAAGAACCCAATGCCACTGGATGTAGCGGCAACATTCCGCACAAGTGACGGCAGATACTATACGGAGTTTCCACTAACAGCACACAACTTATACCTGAGCAAACGTATTGACTTCAGAGGTTGGCGTTGTATGGCTGGCATTGATGGCTTGTTTATTAACGAACGTGGAGAGATACATCGTGCAGCATGCTTGCCTGAATGGAATACGGATCGCCCTGGTAAGACTCAACCACTGGGACACATAAACCAGATTGCTGAGTTCAACTTGCCCACCAAGAGTATCATTTGTAACAAAGAAGCATGTTACTGTATTACGGATATAATAATGGGAAAGAGTAGAACATGAAGATAAAATTCCTACACATACCCAAGACAGCAGGCACCACACTGATAGAACGACTGTGGCACAACCCAAACTTTGGTGCAGTGGACCGTGAACCCCAACTAGCGGAGCAACAAGTGCAATTTGGTCACACAGTTAAGTTTGACGAACCAGACCCTGACACCATATATGTTACGGCATTGCGTGATCCTGTGGAGCGAATTATGAGTCAGTATAACTTTGTACGCAGTCAATTACACTATATGAACCCACACGACCCCACAGAGTTGGACTTCTATACATGGTTTATCAACAAAGACCATTTTAGACCCATGCGATATACCAGTATGATTGACTGGTTAAACCAATGTCAGGACTATTACACACGTGATATCATGGAGTACGACCGCTTGTACAGTAACCAAATACTACACTGGGACGGAACAACCACCAGCGTTGACAAACAACAAGCAGATGAATTAACCCAACGCAAACAACAAGTACTTGAACGACATTACGATTGGTTTATGACCAACACACATCCACGCATCAGTCACTATATAAGTACTGGTACGGATGTGATTGCAGAGTTTGAAGGTATATGTGAACAATACAACATCAGCTTCGATAGTACTCGAGACATCACACGTACTAATGTTACCAGTCAGACACTAAAATTTCAAAAGAGCTATAGTATACTATACAGTGATCTCCCCGGTGAACAACAACACATGATACAAGCAGATACACAGTATGAAAGAAAGATGTACGATGAACTTACAAAATAAAATTGCCGTTTCTCCACTGATCCAACCCACTATAAGCGGCGAAGCCGCTCCGCGATTGCACGGCATTAAATGCCCAGTATATACCACGGTACTACCACAGTTGCCCCAGTATAGTAGCCCATGGGTTGATGCTCAGAATAAAAAAGTTCTGCTGACCTTTTTAAAAAAATATTTCGGTCAGAACCTGCGTATTGCTGATATAAGGTTTTTTTTGTCTGACTACACGACATTTTATAGTATGCCCGGGGAGGAGTTATAGTGAATAAACTAGCATTCCATCATCTATACAAGTGTGGCGGCTTGTACATAGTCAATCGTTACCAAGCTGAACCAGGCTTTGCATACTGTAGACGTCCGGATGAGATAGTATTAAACTATGGCAATCCAGTGGAACTAACCAGACATCCTGTAGCTGAAGCTGAACAACTGGGTGTAACCGTAGTAATGGGTCACGGTGTAACACCACAGTTAGCTGGTGACTACGCTCATGCAGCCATGTTACGTGATCCCATACGCCGTGTGGTTAGTGGATATAACTTCCACCGTCTGGAGATGAACTTGTTGTATGGTGTACATACGACGGTAGACTTCGATAGCTGGTTCATTAATAGAGAACGTGTGTTACCAAGTGCTTTCCACTGGCAGTATTCACACTGGGGAGATACACAAGAGCATGCTGAGGCTGGCTTGCGTGACATGGATCATGTATTCATACTGGGGAGAGATCATATAACTGGCATTGACCGACTGTTCCAACAGTATGGATTAGCCCCTGATCCCGAGTGGACACTAACACATAATACCGCGGATAGCTTATCGAAGCTGGGTATGCGTTATATAACCTGGGCGGATCTATCATCAGACAGCAAGCAACGTGTGTTGGATGAGATTGAACCTGAACGAGACTTCTATAAACTAGCAATGGAGTTAGCTGGATGTTAAACAATTACTATCAAATACGTCGTGACTACTATGGTGAACTAAGTGATACTGGTGCTGAACATGGCATAGGCCTGTATGTGGTCAGTGGGGAGGGTGCATGCGCTGGGCATTTTGTTGAGGATGCAGTACATGGTCCTGGGGCTAAGACGTGGACACAGGGTGAACGCTATGTGGGAATGTTTGCTGACAATCGCAAGTGTGGTTTTGGTCATCACGAATGGAGTACTGGTGCCAGCTATACTGGTGAGTTTAAAAACAATCAACCGGATGGTCAGGGTATATTAAAAACCGTACACGATGGATTAATGTTTGTGGGTGTGGTATGTGGTATGACTGCCCAGCCTGTTCGA